CATGTCTAACTGTGGTTGTGTTGCTGGGAGATCCAAGATATATACTAGCATTAACACCTGTTATGGGATCAGTTTCGGTTCCCCAATCAAACCAAGGCATTTGTGCTAATGTTCCGTAATTTACAGAAAATGAACCATTACAAGTAAGAGAAGTGGATACAGTTCTACTAGCTTTCAATTTTCCACCGGATAAACAAATAGCATTAGATAAGATATTTGCTTCGGTGTCAAACACTTCTTGGGTGGTACCATCTCCAAACATTCCATTAACATCATATTCAACAACTACACCAGCACCTCTGATAACAATTTTTTCGTTAGCCCCTGACTGCGGCGGTGCTCCAGCATCAGCAGTTGGAGAAAATGTGCCATTAGCAGCAGTTAACCAAATTGTTGCTGAACTCCAAAGACCAGATTGTTTAGAAATATACGTTGCCATGTTATAAAATTATTTTTTTGGTTGCTATGAGATTACTTAGCGTGGGGTTATTGAAATTTCCATAGAAAGAATCTTCGCTTCCATCAGTTGCTATGTATCTATAATATGTTTTGTCACTACCAGATGTACTAAATGTATAGTCATATACGTCTCCAGCTGGCAGGGAAACATTTAAGACTGGAGTTGTTTTATATCCTCTGACTAATGTCATCCAATCAAGTATTGTTCCTTGATAGAATTTTGCAGAAACAGTGTTTGTTACTGTTATATTGGTTGCTGTAAGATTAACAGAATTTGCACTAACATATGCATATGCTGTTTGCCAATTAGCTGAATTAGTTTGTATGAAAGTACTAGTATCTCCTCCTAATTCAATCCAAGTATCCTTTGCTGAGTTTAATTGGTATGCTTTATTTGTTTCTAAGTCAGTTACAATTTGCCCAGAATATCTTAATGGGTTTGTTAAATATGTTAATCTGGCTGATGTAGTTGTAAACACTTGATCTTGATCAAGTGGTCCACTGTACTGTCTTTCAAATTGTAATGGGAATAATAAACTAGCCATATTATATTGTTACGTTATATGTTGCTGCTTGTGTAAAAGCTGTAACCGGTGTATACTTATAAACTTTATAATTTGTAGCCGTATACGAATTAGCACCTTCAACTGAAACTGTACTGGATGTAAAGTTTCCCTTAACATCCGCATCAAAACCTTCTTCATATAAAACAGATGTTACGTTTCTTAATGAACTAGGATATGCAAAAACAACATTGGTCGTTCCTATCGGAATAGATATTGTAAAAGTTGATCCATTTGATGGGTTTAATAATGATCCAGCAAGACTTCTGATGTCAGAACTATTTGCTGCATTATTATCAACACCATAAAAAGCTTTTCTTCTACCATAAACTGGTGTTGAAACAACTATTGTATTAGATGCAAGAGGAGATAGATAGTTTTGACCTTTGCTATCAACTGGTTGTGGTCCGGTTGCATATGTAACGCTACCGTTAAATGTATTTGTTCCTTCTTGTATAATTGCAGCTGCTGATGTGTATGAAGATGTTGTTCCGTTATTTACACCAAGTATTATATATTGTGTTGCTGTTCCAGATCTATAATCTTGTAAAGTATTTGGATCCCAAATGCCAGAAACCGTTTTTCCTGTTATTGCACCTCTATTAAGATTTACTGTTAATGTAATTCCTTGAGTTCCTGCTTCAACATTTGTTCCAATACTAGAAGACATCGTGGCAGATGGTTCTGTTATTGTTGGGTAATACACTTTTGTTAACAACGTTTCAACAAATTGTTGGAATGAAGTATTCTTTGGAATAACTTGTGAAACTTCTATTCCACCAACAGTAACATCGGATGTAACTGGAGACGATAGTGATGTTGCTGTTAATGATGAATTTAATGAAGCAGATACAGAACTAAATTGTGTATATGTTTCTTGCCAAACACCAGAAGCGTTTTGATATGTTGTGGTTGGAAGAAGTGTTGCAGTAGTCAATGCAACATTTGTTTTATATGTATCAAAATCAGTTGTTAATACTAATTGACCTGTCAACGTATTAGTGGTTGTTGTCAATGTCAAAAGAGAAGATACTGAATTTAAAATTGTGTTGGTAACTAATGATGCAGAATTTGTGCTATATACAGTCGCATATGAATATGTCGTATCCCAATTAGCAGAAGTATTATTAACTTTTGTGTTAACTTCTAAAATATTTGCAGAATTGTTTTGAACAAATGTATTATTAGAAGAATTGAAAGAACTATTCAAGTTAACATATGAATAAACAGAATTCCAATTAGCAGATGTATTATTAACTCTAGAATTTACTTCAAGTATGTTAGCTGAATTATTGTTTACAAAAGTATTCGCAAAAGAGTTTAATGAACTATTTGTTTGATAAGAACTGTAAACAGAATTCCAATTTGCAGATGTTGTATTTACTCTTGTGTTTACTTCTAATGTATTAGCAGAATTATTACCAACAAAGGTTCTAGTTGCTAGTTCAAACGCACTATTTGAATTTGTATAAGAATAAACACTGTTCCAATTCGCTGATGTTGTATTAACTTTACTATTGACATCTAATATATTAGAAGAATTATTATTAACAAATGTTCTTGCTGCTAATTCAAATGCACTTGTGTTATTATTGAAACTATAAACAGAATTCCAATTAGCAGATGTGTTATTAACTCTTGTGTTAACTTCAAGTATATTAGCTGAATTGTTGTTTACGAAAGTATTTGCAAAAGAATTTAATGAACTATTTGTTTGATAGGAACTATAAACAGAATTCCAATTAGCTGAAGTATTATTAACTCTAGAATTTACTTCTAAAATGTTTGCAGAATTATTATTTGTAAATGTTCTTGTTGCTAGATCAAATGCGCTATTTGAATTAGTATAACTATATACTGAATTCCAATTAGCAGAAGTATCGTTAACTCTACTATTAACTTGGAGTATATTAGAAGAATTATTTTGTACAAATGTATTATTTGCTGTGTTAGTAGAACTGTTTAAATTGACATAAGAATAAACAGAGTTCCAATTTGCAGATGTATTATTAACTCTACTATTAACTTCAAGTATATTAGCAGAATTTGTATTTACAAATGTTCTTGATGCTAGATCGAATGCACTATTAGTATTTGTATAACTATAAACAGAATTCCAATTAGCGGATGTATTATTGACTCTTGATGAAACGTCAACTAAATTTGAACTATTTGAATTTACAAAATTTCTTACTTGTAATTCAAGACCGCTTATGTTATTTGTATAACTATAAACAGAGTTCCAATTTGCAGATGTATTATTAACTCTACTATTAACTTCAAGTATGTTAGCAGAATTGTTGTTTACAAAAGTTCTGGATGCTAAATCGAATGCACTATTTGAATTTGTATAACTGTAAACAGAATTCCAATTTCCAGTCAATGATTTTATGCTGGTATGTGTTTCAATTCCAATGTTTATGTTTGGTTGAATTATGCTTAATAATTCTTGCCCACCAGAAAGTATTCTACCACTTGTCCATATACTACCACTTGCACTTATCTGACCATTGACTGTGAAATCAACATTTGGACTACTTGTTTTAATACCAACACCGGGAAAATTTCCGTTTGCACCACCAACATGTAATACCTCAACGTTTTGATCTATATCATAAAAGGATGCAATGTCACCAGAACCGGTTTGACCAACATAAAGAGCCGGTCCATCTCCAACATGTACTACACTAAGTGCTGATGTTGTAGTATAATAAGTGTTAGCAAAATAAGTTCCACCTGTTGCTGACAATACACCATATATTGTTACATTGTTATTAAATGTTGTCTGTCCTGTTACTAGACCACCACTATTTGGTAAAAATTTAGAATCAACATAGTTAATTTTTGCATATGTACTGCTATTTGAATTATAAAAACTATATCCACTATTCCAATTAGCAGACGTATTGTTTACAACGGTTGAAACATTTACTAAATTAGAACTATTTGAATTTACAAAGTTTCTTACTTGTAACTCCAAACCACTCGTATTATTAGTATAACTATAAACACTGTTCCAATTTGCAGATGTGTTATTAACTCTTGTGTTAACTTCAAGTATGTTAGCAGAATTGTTATTAACAAATGTTCTAGCTGCTAAATTAAATGAACTATTATTGTTTGTGTATGAATAAACGGAGTCCCAGTTCGCAGAAGTGTTGTTAACCTTTGTGTTTACTTGTAAAATATTAGCTGAATTATTATTTGTAAATGTTCTAGCCGCTAGATCAAATGTACTATTAGTATTTGTATAACTATAAACACTGTTCCAATTTGCAGATGTGTTATTAACTCTTGTGTTAACTTCAAGTATGTTAGCAGAATTGTTATTAACAAATGTTCTAGCACTTAAGTTAAAAGCACTATTTAAATTTGTGTAACTATAAACAGAATTCCAATTAGCAGAAGTATTATTAACTCTAGAATTTACTTGTAATATATTAGCTGAATTATTACCAACAAATGTTCTTGCCTGTAATTCTAACGAACTAGATCCTCTTACGTACGAATAAACACTATTCCAATCCGCAGATGTATTTTTAACTGCCGTGTATACTTCCTGTGCTAAGTTTAAAGTAGGTTGTAATAGACTTAAAAGCTCAACACCACCGGATAAAAATCTACTTCCGGTATACACGTCTCCGGTTGAACTTAAATTGTTAACATATACAAAAAAACTTGAATGTGTTGTTATGTTATCACCTAAAATATATGTGCTTTCGTGGTTTGCTGTATTACTTGTGCCACCTAATATTGCAGAATAATTAGCAGCAGATAAGATTGTGTTGTTAGAACCACCTAATATTGAAGAAAAATTTGCATTATCTTTTATTTCGTTTGTATACCCACCTAAAATAACAGAAAGATCGGAACTTACTTTATTTGTTTCTCCATTTAATATTGAGCTACCAGCACCATCTACCGTATTGTTTACACCACCTAAAATAATATCATATGCTTGTGATACATTATTATTTCCATACTGCGCTTTTATAGAACTAAGAGCACTATTATAAAGATAAGGATATTCTTCTGAATTTAAAAATTTAACAACATATTCACTGCTGTTTGTTTTTTTCTTTAAAAATAAAATACCATCCGCTGTGTTTACCGCAATTTCACCAGCAGTCAAAGAATTTACTAAAGGAGAATGGCCAATTACATCGCTCTTTTTTAACAGAATTTTATTTATAGTTTGCGCCATTTGATATATTACTTATTTTTAAAATTTCTTTTATCAATATAAATTTACATTGAATAAAAAAACCCGAATTAGTTGGATCTAATTCGGGTTTTTTGTTTTGAATTACAATTTTTTAGAATGATCCACCATCTACAATGAAGTTATAGAGATTGGATACAGCTGATCCCGATAATGAACCTAGCATTGATATGCTACCATACCCATCCGTATTGATGGTGTAATTATCAAGACTTGATTTACCTGTAACTGTTAATGTATCATCTACTGTTACTTTTTGGTAGAAGGTTGCATCATTAGCAGTAACAATCATATTACCACCAGCGGCAGAAATATTATTGTTGATGGTTATAGAACCATTTCCATCTGTAACAATTGTATAATTGTCAAGATTAGATTGACCAGTAACTGTTAATGTATCATCGATTGTAACCTTTTGATAGAAGGTTGCGTCATTAGCAGTTATGATTGTATTTCCACCAGCAGCAGAAAGATCGTTGTTGATGGTGAGCGAACCAGTCCCAGTGGATGTAATTGTACCACCATCAAAACTTACAGTTCCTAATGCGACTAATCCTTTTGCTGTGTAAATTAAATCAGTTGCGGAAATTTTACCAGAAACTGTTAATTTTTCATTTGGAGTAGCAGTACCAATACCAACATAACCAGGAGCAGATGTTGTTCCATCAATGAACAATGCGGTTGCACCGTCATCTTGGAAATGTGCAATTGGTTGTTGACCTAACTGATTAACATTAAGAGCTACTTGTGATCCAGAGTTTGTGATGCTAAAAGAGCTTGTAACACTAACTTGTGTATCGAGTTGAGTTGCATTTCCTAATACAGTCAAATCACCTTGTATTGTGACATCACCAGATGCATCAATGTCTGTAAAAAATCCTTTTCTGTTTGAATCAATTACTTCAGTTCCATTGATAGTATAATTGTTTGCTTCAACACTAGAAAGAACATCCAATGTACTATTAATAGTAACTGCTTTTTCAACGGTTACAACATCTTCGAATACGAATGATTTTATTGCTCTACCAGATTCATTGAAAGTAACTGGTGCATTAGCAGTAACAGTTGAATTGAAAGTAACTGGAGCTTGAAAAATTTTAGCACCAGAAACATCTTGTGCTAAAACTCTACTAACAAAAGCACCAGGGCCTGCAATTGGCATTGCAGACATTCCAAGAACTGTACTTAATCCATAGTAAAGAATTTCATTTTGTTCATTAAATCCAAGTTCACCACTTGTAAGACTTGGCAAGCCTGTTTGGGAACTATTTAATAACCTACGTTTAATTTGAAGGATGTTTGGTGTTGACATAAATTGTTTCAAATAATATTTACTCTAGTTGTTTTACAAAAATTAAAAATATCCACATTCAATTATTCCAGCATCTACCCATGTAAAAGCATAATTCCAGTTTTGTGAATTACCTGATGCATCATATATGATAGAATTTGCACTAATTGAGCCATTGACTGTAAAATCAACATTCGGTGTGCTTGTTTTTACACCAACGTTAGGATAGTCGCCATCGGCTCCACCAACATGGAAAACTTCTATATTTGTATCTAAATCGTAAAGTGATAATATATCACCCAACCCTCTACTTGCAATATATACAGCAACGCCTTCTGGTGCAGTATGCATAATGCACAAAGATGTACTAGTAGTGTATATTGTGTTTTGAAAATAAGATGTGCCTAATGCAGAAATAGATCCATAGACGGTAAAGTTATTTTGAACTTTTAAATCACCAGAAACGGACCCACCACTTATTGGTAAAAATTTTGAATAAACATCTTCAGATGATATATAAGTTGAACTATTTTGATTGTATGTTGTGTAATTAGAATTCCATTGATTTGAATTTCCATTATTATCGGAAATTACAGTATTTGAATGTATTTCACCATCTACGTTTAATTTGTATGTTGATGTGTCATCAGTTCCTATTCCAACGTTTGATGCGAGATATATACCATTTTCTGCATTTAAAGTAATTTGGTTGTCTTGTGTTGTTTCTAATTTGGAATTTCCAGATGTTGCATTTAATACTATTACATTGTCGTTTTGTGCAATAACGTTTGAACCAATTATTTTATTATTACTTGATGCTAGTAATATAAAACCATTTGTTGAAAATGCTTGTATTGTGTCAAATTCAGCAAATAATAAATTTAACGAAACATTATACCCTGCTAATGTAAATTCAAATGATCTATTTAAATCATACGCATAACCAATAAATTTATTACCAATTGTTAACTCTGATGGTGAAAATAAACTTGTTATTGAATTAGAAAATTTAAATGATTTACTAAATCTTTCATACTCAACATATGCTGCCTTTTTACCAATAACATTATTACTTCCAAGTATAATGTTTTGATCTCCTCTAATGGCATTGAAATCTCCGACTATATGGTTTTTGCCGCTAAAGGTTGGTTGATTTAATGGAATTAAACTTGGTAAATTAAAATTAAGATATCCTTGAGAAAAGAAATCAGATATTTCTAAATTACCAGTAATTTTTCCACCAGTTAAATATAAAAAGTTATTAATTAAAAAATCGTATACTTTATATCCTTCCAAATAAAGGGAAGAATTGGTATATAAATTAGTATAAGCTTCTTGCCAATAACCAGATGCTGTTTGTAATAAAACAGTGTTTACACCAGAAAGAAAAATTGCTGAATTTGTGTATAATGTGGTGTAACTATCTAAATATAAAGAAGAATAAGGAGAATAAAACAAATAAGCTTCGTTTCCTCTTTTTACTTGCAAATTTGTATTTAAATAAAAATCATCAACTGAATTAGTTAATATATTAAAATCACTTAAATCAGCCTTTAAATTTAATGCACTTATTGCTAATAAAGAAAGTGGTTTATTTAAGTCACTTGTATTATCAACATTTGAAAGACCGATATCTTGTTTTGTTAAAACAACATTACCTATCTTACCATTAACACTTTTAACACCAGATGATTCACATTCTTGAATAAAAACTATGTCATCACCACAATCGGATGAATTTACAATTAAATCAGTTCCATTTGCAGTTAAACTCAAGCATTCAGAAGAACAGTCCTCGTGTCCGCCGTTATTATCAGATGATAATGTTATAACAATCGTTTTACTCATACTATTCTTTGATAGAATATTTAAAATTTAAAAAATACAAATTTATAAAATATGTATAAGAAATGTTAAAATAATTCACACAATTATTTATTAAAAAATAAATTGGTTTTATTTTAGAAAATAACAAACTTATTAAAAAATTTCCAATTTCAAGTACCATATATAGTACTTATGGTATTTTGAACGTTATTTAAATTAATTATGTTTGCGCAACTTCTGGTGTTGCTTCTGGCGTTTCACCAGCTTCTGGTGTAGCCTCTGGTGTTGTTGCGGAAGCTGCATCTGGTGTAGCTTCTGGTGTTGCTCCACCAGCAGAACCGAATTCTGGTATTTCAGATGCGGTCATTCCTGCGCCTCCTCCGGTTGGCGATCCTCCCATTTCACCTTGTGCTGATTTTGCTGCGTTTTCTGCTGCCTCTACGTGTTCTCTCCAATTTGGTCCTGTGGTTGCAATTTGTTCAAGTTCCCACTTCATTGCAGCATCTTTTCTTAACCATTCCATGTTTTCACTTATTCTTGAATCATTATAACCAAGATAGTGTCTTTGTGCAAAAGTTTTTGAAATTGATTCATTTTGAGAAACATCACTAAATAATTTGTATTTAAGTTCAAATTCTTGATTTTTTCTAATTGCAAAAAAGTTAGAAGGGGGATTAAATTCTAAATTAAAATAAGATTCATGTAATTTATATTCTTTCCACCAATTTCTTATTTTTAAGTGTGTTATAAATGCATTTTTAATTCCCTCTGCAAACTGATTTTGAAGTCTTACGACAAATTTTGCAAATCGCAATTCTTCTCTTAATATCTCAGCCCCATCTTTATATCCATCTTCTGGATTAAGTCTTGTTAAAGGTACTTTTAAACTTTTGTATAATTTATTAACAAAATACATAAGATCTTTAAGTTCACCAAGATTTTGACCACCTTGCATTAATTCAACATCTGAACCTTCGCCACCGGCTCTTTTTGCAAACCAATATGAATCAAGCATTGATTGTGGATCAAATACATTTGCCGCACCATTATTACCACCAGATGATCCACTACCTTGACCATTGTATGCTTTTTTATTCCAATATGATTGCATCAATTGTTTTAAATATGCTTCTGCTTTTGCTGGTGGCATATTGCCAACATCTATTTTAAATTTAAGTCTTTCTGGTGCTCTTACTAATCTGTAAATAACAATAGAGTCTTCTATTAAAGATAATTGTTTATAAGCTCTTCTGCAACTTTCTATAAAAGGTAGCCTTATGGACTTGTCTTCATTCCATAGACCAGAGTTTATATATGTTATTTGATTTCCTTGAAATGTAAGAATTTGTTGTTGTAATGCGTTTGTAGGTGATGGCTGATTGTTTGATAATGAACCATTTTTATCGTCCAATGCAATTGGTTTTTGAAATATAAAATTTTGTATTACATTATTTTGAATATTATCATATAATGGGTTGATAAGTTCTGATGGTATATTTAAAACACCAATAATGCCTAAATCTGGTTTTAATTCATGTATAATGTTTTCAAAAAACAATTCACCTTCAATTAAAAGTTGTCTACAATACCCCCATGCTTTATTTTCTAAATCATATATATTTAAAAATTTGTAAAATTCTTTTTCTATTTCTTCTCTCTCTTCACTTTCCAGTTTACCAAAGCTGGAAAAATTAAGTTTCATTATTTTTCCATTTTCATCTAAATTTATAAATTCATCACAAATTTCATCCAAACAATCGGATACTTCTGCGTATGCTGCCATTCTTCTATATTCTGCGATTCTTCTTAATTTATCTGTGTCTATTTGAGCATAAATATATTTGTGATATGCATGATCAGAAATACATGAATTTGGGTCTTGATATCCGCCAAATTCATCTTTCATTGATGGTCCCGTTATAATGGACTGTCTCATCAATCTTAATTCTTTTCGTTTGGATAAACGATCAAACAACTCATATCTTGGATTGTTGTTTTCTATTTCTACTGTGTTCCTAACATAAGGTAATTTTGATAAAATAGAAGATACAAAACTTCTTCCGGTATCCGGTTGTGTGTTACTTGTTGGTAAAAAATCAGCCATTGTTATAAATCATATTTATTGTTGAAATATATTTAATCAATAAAAATTAAACATTTTTGAATAAGTAGATAGAGATTTTAATGAACGCCAGAACATATATACACTCTTTACCAGACGCTCCACTTGTTTTAAATCCTAATGCATTTACTCTTATAGATTATGCAAATGAGCTTGGTGAGTATTACACAAATAAAATTACTTTGTGTGCTATTGCTGATTTTACTATTTTGGCTTATACATATAGTGAATTTTTTCAAGAATCTGAAGAAGCAAATGCATGGGTTAATTCAAACTCAGCTGTTTTAACAATAGATAATATAAACGTAGGGTCTTTCCAAAATAACAGTGTCACTGTTCCATTGTCTGTATATTCAAATTCAAATTTCCCAGTATATGTATCTGTTAAAAATATAAATTCTGGTCAAGACACAACAAGTGAAATTAGGTTTGAAAATAATAATTTTTCAAAATATTTAGTTGCTGGCATTCAAGGTACAAATTTTTTCAATCCAACTTGGACAATTGGTCAACCCGGCGATTCTTATTTATATAGTAGAGGTTCTAATTTACAAATTGGAACAAGAGATTCTAACGATGTTATAATATATTCAAATGGTGCATTCAGAGGAAATGAAAGAATTGTAATAAAAGGAGATGGTTCTGGTTATATTGGAATAAACACAAGGGAACCAAAATCAAGTTTAACTGTTGCTGGTACAATATCAACAAATGATATCGTGATAGATGCTACTAATAATTTAAATTTTTGGAAACAAGTAGATTCTTATGTGACGGGAACTAGTGCAGCACACAATCAAGTTTTAAATTTTGTAAATTCAAATAGTTCTCAACTTTTATTTAAAACTGGTGGTATCGTATCGGGACCATTAATAACAACAAAAACATCAATACCTACATTCTTAACAAATGAACTAGTTTCAAAACGATATGTTGATGCTATTGCATTTAATACTACTGTATCTGGAAATTTTATTCCTGAGTTATATTATACAATCACTCAAGTTGATGATTTATTAGTAAATCCATATTCGGTTTATGCATATGTGAATTACATTAGTTCTTTTAACCAAGAATCTAATTCTTTCACTGAACAAAATAGTTCAAATCTAATTAACGTATCAAATTTAGTAAATTTAGTTTCCAGTGATTGGAACAGTGTTTATTCATACATAAACAATTCAAGTGCAGATGAAGCAAATCAAAATAATTCATATTTATTTGTTTTTTCAAATAGCTCAAATATAACTGAAGTATCAAATTATATAAACTCAAATTCAGCATCATTTGATATTTTAAATACAGTAGTCAATTCAACAACTGCCAATTGGAACTCAGTTTATTCTTACACTAATTCAAATAGTGCATTTGAATTAGCAGCAAGAACATTTGTTAATAATAATTCTTCTAATACATTAGATTTAACAACAACAGTTAATTTTCTTTCATCTCGTTGGCAAGATGCTTACACATACACAAGAGATTATAGTTCAATAAACAACGAAGTAAATAGCTACGTAAATTCAAATAGTGGTTATATTGGAATATCTTTAGATTCTTATTATGAATCAGCCCCAAACTGGAATTCAGTTTATTCAAATGTAAATTCAAACAGCGCAACATATACAACAAAAACATATAATGACTCCTTGTATGTTAGCAAAGAAGATGGTGGTACTGTTAATGCAGACGTTAAAATATATGGTGCTTTTTATGCTGATACTTTTGGTGTTGGTAATCTTGAACCAGCTTCTACATTAGGAAATTTAATAGGTCGTATTGAAATTTTTAATGATGAGAAAACATCTATTGGATACTTGCCAGTATACGATAATATAACTTAACTATAAAAAGCTGCTATTATATTTTGACTAAATTGTGATTCTAATATTTCTTTATCATCAGATGTTGATATGAAATATTCTCCAAAATAATCTATTAAATCCACTACTTTTATTCCAGACACACATGGTTTTTGTATGTCTATAGCACCTTCAAATGTTTTTTCAAAAGGTAATCTACTTCCAACTGTAAGTTTTCCATAGCCAGCCTCATTTTCAACTATTACATCAACAAAACCAGAACCTTTTGGTATTTGTGGAAATTCAAATGAAATACAATTTTCATTGTATGAAAATAATGGTAGTTTTATCCCATAAAAACCAATATTATCAGCTGATAATTTTCTAACTGCGGAAAATGGATTATAAAAAGTGATACCATCAAACATCTGTGGGTTTGAAGCACTCAAGTAAACCGATCTTATATCATAAAATGGTTTACCTTTAATCAAAAAACTAAAGTTTTGAGATTGTACCAAATCTTGGTTTAATACATAAACAGAACTTGGTTTAACATCAGTTAGTCTTGGTTTCGCGTATATGAAAAATCTGTCAAACATTTAATTTTAATATTTATTAACAAGAACAACAGAAATAATCTTCAAGGTTTTGAATTAGTTTTTCTGATTCTGGTAAAGGTGTTGTTTCATCTGCAAAATAATCAGATTGAATAGTATATATTTTACCAACTGGTTCTTCTAATTTTTTAAATAACCATCCTTTTATCGTGAAAGATGTATCTGCTGTTATTCTAAATGGTTGTGTTGGTCCTATATCATTTGGATATTGTATGTTCGTAGTACCAGACCATAATATTTCGGATCTTATTTCGTATGGTGTGTTTGTTTTATCTGTGAATGGTAATTTCCAAGATATAACAATATATGGATCACAATATGGAATAAAATTTGACAGAATTTGATCCATATCATTTTGGTATTTTGTTATTATTGTCATGTTTACGCCAATATTAATAGGGACTGGTTGTAATATATTTCTTAGATATGCACCACTTTCATCTAAAGGATTATGATATATATTAAAGGAATCATTTTTATTAAAAACTCTATTTTGATCCCTAGTTATTCCATTTATACTAACGGCTATCACAGGAACTATAATGCCACCGGGAGCAGGATTTTTTAAACCATTAAAAACTCTTTGTTTTGGTGCATATACATATGCTACTTTAATTGGATCAACACCAACTTGGTTTTTTGATTTGTCGTACCTTTTAATCGATACATCATTAAAAGCACCAATAAATTGCTCTAATAAAGTTTGTATTTCCCACCCGAAGGTATATTTTCTCATATATAACTAATATTTATATGAGAATGATTTGATTAAGATGGATTAGGTTCCGGTAGTAATGATTTTATTAAATCAAAATCAATATTTTTTCTAATACATTTACATATTTGATATGAAAGGTTAGTTGTGTCTCTTCCATTCTGACCTCTACCATAGCATTTAGAACAACTACTAGACGGTTTCTTAACAAGAGGAATTTGTCCAATATCAAGCATTTTAACATCTTTTTCTGGAATATCGTAAAAAGTACCAGAAAATACACTATATATTGTCTTTTTATTATTCATTTGCGGATATTAATAATATTGTGTCCCAAAATTTGTTATTTTTAATTTTTTTGGGATATACTAATAAATTTGTTTCAATTTCAGGAGCATGTTTAGATAAAGCTTTAATTCTATAATCAAAATAGATTAAATTCTCATCATCATAAAATTCTACACCATACGGTATTGGTATGTCAATTTTTTCTTTTTCTTTTTTTGATGTATTTAATATAAAAGTAATGTAAAAATTTGTTTGATAAAAAATTATAAGTTTTCCTTGTTTATAAGTTTTATTTTTTAATTCAAGTGTAATATTTTTTTGCAATAAAAATTTACATGCTTTTTCAATTTCTGTTCCGTGTATTGTCATTCTTATTTTTCCATGAAAGCAAGTTTTTCCATTGCTGACATTTTACTCAATCTTTGATTGAAGAATTTTAAAAATGATGCCAATGGTCTGGTTGGAATAGCTGATACAACTTCTACAGCATCAGCTGGAATATTTCTATAATCTTGCATTATAATATCCCAAACAGTCAATAGTCCTCTAGCTGCTGCATTATATCTTGGTGGTTTAGTTGGTGCTCTAAAATTAAGTAAATTTTTACCAGCATCGGAATTTAACAAAATAGAATCCAACGTACAAAGCATTCTTCTTGTTGGTGGGATTCTCAACTTATTTCTGCGAACAAATTTAAGTTCAACAATATTAGTTGAACAAATTTTAGCTAAATTTTGTAATCCCACTGCCATTTTATTGATCTTTTAACTGACAGACTCCGAAAATTCTAGATTCATTTAAAAACACAACATGTTTCAAATCATTCATATTTGCTACTTGTATTCCTTTATCGTTTGGAAAAACAACAACATCTCCTTCTTTAACAGTTTTACAATCTGGTCCAGCTAAAACAACTTTAGCTAATCTCCAAGTAAAGTTTACTGCATTGATTGGAACATATATGCTTCCTCTTTTTACTTCAGTGCCATCTTCACTTACATCGATATATTGACACATTAAAATGTCATCTAATACTTTTGTTAGTTTCCATCCATCTAAATTAAAATCTTGTCCTAGATAATGATCTATTTGGATTTTTCCACCGATTACGTCTTCTTGTTTTGGTCGTGCTATCATGATTATTAATTATTACTGTTGTTTAATTCTTCAAGTGTTTTTGTAAAAAAATCAATTTCTCTTTTAGAACATTCAAACCTACTTGCTGTTATATAATTCTCTTCATCGGAATCAATCTCTTTTGATGTTTTTTTAATGTAATTTATTCTCTTTGTATGTTTAGGTAAAACTGTTCTATAAAAAGAAGAAATATCAAAATCCTTGTAAACATCTAACCATTTGTTTGTTGTTAAATTAATTATATGACAATAACTTTCATTTGCCATCGAAAGCCACCGATTTATTAAAAAATAAGGCGGGTTATAATCTTCAAATTTTTTATTTGTCTTTTTTGTTATCCAATCCAAAAAACAAAACAAACTATCATCTTTATTTTTCATCATTTATACAATTTTTGAAATTTTAACGAGCTTTGCATCCACTCTTCAGTATTCATGCTGTCTCCAAGACCGAAATGAGTAACCTTTATTGGATATACACCTATTTTTAACTTATTTTTATTTGCATTCAAGCAAAATGTTATGTCGTAGTGGTGAAAATCAAAGTTTTCATCAAATCTTGTGTTTGAATCTAATAATTTTTTGACAGAAACCGCTATAAAAAGACCATCTATAATCAATGCTCTGGAATCAGTAGGACCAAACACAGTTGTCCAGTAAACTTTATCCTTTGAGTGTGCTACTTCTCCAACGTGGTCTTGTCTTTCGCTCATTAAGTGCCATGCTGGTGGTTTTGTTATGTCACATTTCTTAGTTCCTGCCAATCCAACAATGTCGTACTTCTCAAATGCTACATCTAGTTTTTCAAATAAAAAAACATCTTCAATCAAAACATCGTCGTGTACAAAAATTATTTTTTTATCAGAATTTTCTTGAGTTATGAAACTGTTGTATACTTTAGTAAGACTAGTTTTGTTTTCATATAAAACAGTACTATTTGAAAAATTTTCAGTTTTATCTAAAAATAAACAAATTGGACTGTTTTTTTTAAAATTTTCTTCATTATTCTGTGTTGCAACTACAAAATGATAATTATTTAGAGATTTATACATAGACAAGTATAAATATATCATATATAGCCATGAAATCAAAGAAAAAGGAAAATAAAAAAGTTAAATACAAAAAGATTGAAAACGAAGTAAAGAGAATTTTGCGTTCGAACAAAGATCGATTGAACTTACATGAAGACATTAATCCTTTTGCGGCTAGAGTTTTGTTTTCTTTGATTAAAGAACAAGAGGAAGAATCTTCCGAAGATGTTAAACAGCAAGAACAACCAAAGGTAAAGACACCAGAAGATTTTACACCAGAAGCAAACAAAGAAGATTTTCAAAAATCATTAGATCCAGAAACTTCTCCAGACCAATTTGATGTTGAAGGAGTCTCTGCCGATTTAACAGCAGAAACTATAAACACTATCAAAGAATGGTCTAAAAAGTTAGATGATTTTGCTGAATTTTTAAATAATCCAGATCAAGCAACCAGTGAAGGAAAACCATCACTCCATAAAATTTTATCAGACGGTGATAGGACTGGAAGTCTTTTACGCGGTGTTACAAGAAAAGCATCCGATAGTATAACAAGAATTGCCGGTGAAATTGAAAAGTTAAAAGAAATTCTTAACACGTATATTATTACAGCACCTAAGAAACTTCGTGACACCGAAGGTCAAGTGTCTGGATGGACTCAGTTTTAATATAAACTGTTCAATATAATATTATAGTCTATTTGGTTAGTTTCTTCAAACATAACCATTTCGTTAAAATCTTTATATGACATGTGTAATGGCCATTTAAAGATATTTTCTCCATCTAATAGCATTTTCTTGGTTTTTTCCTTAGACGCATCATCCATTTTAGGATTATCTAGAACCCAAATTTTTTTATGAAACGGAAACTCTGATAACTGTGTTTGCTGGGTATCTGATAATGTTAAGCCAGCAACGCTTACTCCGTTTTTAACAAACATTGCATCGATTGGTCCTTCAAAAATAAAAATATATGGAAGATTGATATCTACTTTATCTATATTAAACACAGATTTCTCTGATCCTTCTTTGCCCAAGTATCTTGGATGTGAGTTATCCAAACACCTAGTTTGATAAAAAATAATTTTATTATTTCTATCGTAAAACGGAATGCAAATTCTATTTTTGTGTATAAAATCTTTAAAACTAACAAATAAATTAGACGGTCTGTTTATTGCAACATCCAATCTTCTTTCTTTTAAATATTTCAAAGCAATATTAAATTCTTTATTGTTTGAATAGAATTTAATTTGAGTTTCATCAAACAAATTTATTGAATCATATGGAAGATCCATGTTTTGTCGTCTTTTCGATATAGGAACAATTTGTTGTTTTTTAAAAATATCAACAGATGTGTCATTACTCATTATCTCTTGATCTATTTCATCCTTTGATAAACCCGACACTTGTTTAATCCAAGATAACGAAGACCATGTTCTAGAACAATTAAAACAATGCATTGTTCCAGTGTTTGGATAAAAAAACAATCTTTTCTTCTTTCCTAGACTCTTACCTTCTCTACAAACAGGGCATCCAGCGTTGTAAGTGCCATCATGCTTTCTAAATGTAGGTTCTATTGAATATGAATAGAATTTATTTAAAATATATGTTTCTGGTAACTTCATTTTGACCAATATGAATCAAAATAAACCGACAGTCAAGACTATTTAAATGTTGCTGGGATAATATCAGAAATCAAACTTTGGTCTTCACCGAATGCTTTGCCTTCTTCTGTCAAATAAAGCTCGGTTAGCTTTATTCTCTCTTGTTGATTTCCAAATATTTCAATTAATGCTGGAGAATCTTCAACTGGAAACACTCTACCGTCTCCTCGGTTATATGAGTCTTTAAACGCCTTAAATATAGTATCAATCTCTTGTCTATAAAGTGAATCTACTTCTCTAAACCCATTATCTTCTATCTCAACTGGAGAAACTTTTGTTAGTGGGATAAAAAACAAAATATCATATAATTTAAGCGTTTCCCTGATAATAATTCTTTGCTGATCTAAGAATTTGTCTGAAACTTTTTCATATAAATTCAGCCATGTTGAATATGCCAACACATCAAGAACACTCCTATCATAAATAACAGATTCTTGTTTTGATGTTTCGGTTAATTGGTCAATTAAACTGTTTAAAATTAAAGTTTGAGTTTCTTCTGTTGAATCTTTACTATGTGGTAAATTAAGTTCTTTCAGTTTATCTCTGTAAGAATTCGAAGGTGTTTTATACATCGACCATTTATTAATAAAATCGTTTATGTATGTTGTTTTACCTACACACGTGGTTCCTATAATTGCAATTTTCATATAATATTTTTACTTAAATCAGGAAAAAATTTTGGTAGTTCGTTAGAATGTTGATCGAAAAAAGTATTGTCGTCAATACCATGCAATACTACATTTTCCGTTACTACGTTTGGATACGTTGTTCTTATCTTAACTGCTAAATCTATTATTTTATACATCTCATCTTTATCCCAAAATGAACAAACATCAACTGAACTTGAAAATAGCAAAGATTCCAAAATCAATTTTATATCTTCTTCTTGAAGATCGTCTAAGATGTATTTTTTATTTTTCATGACATTATTAATAATAATATCAAAAAATAAAAAATAATCAAATTTTATTATATGTCAGTTGATGATTTGATTTCTTGTGGTTCAGTTTTAACTGAAACCGGATTAAAAATACTTTTAAGTGTTTTTAAAATTTTAACAATATCTTCCGATTGTTTAGAATTTCTAGGATTTAAAGATAAAATTTCTTTAATATCACTGTCTTTTAATTTAGACTCAGGGTTTGAGTAAAAAATTTTCATTGAATTTGCCAATTCTGCAATTTCATCATTACTGACAATAGGCAATTCTGATTGTTCAGGTTCTTGTTGTTCTACTGGTTGTTCTACTGGTTGTTCTACTGGTTGCGATTGATCGGGAACAGGTGATTGTTGTTGCATCTGCTCATCTTGTTCATTTAAAATGTTTTCTATTTTATTGCAAAGATTTAAAAATTTACTCATAATGATATTTATACTATTTTTTTGATAATTCAAAAAGTTCCTTCAGTGCTTCTTCAAAAGAAACGGGCCTAACATCTAAAGATTTTTCACTTTTAATATTGGTTTTGGGTTCTTCTGGTATTATACTTTTCATTTGTTGAAATACTGTTTTCTCTAAATTAAGTATTGTGGGATCTCTCTCAATTGGCGGTAATCCAAAAGCCGAAACTCTTGATTTGTTTACTTGTGTTTGATATACTTGGTCTAAATCCATATTAAACACAAGATTCTACTAGCTTTGCTTCAGCTTCTCTTCTTTCTAGTAAACCATCGAGTCCTTTACCTTCCCAAATTCTTTTCATTTTTCTCAATTCTCTTGCAATTCCTTTATAATTTTTTTTAGGTACAAGATTTTTTATATTTCTCATTTCTAATCTAGAATCTCCATTTAAACTTGTTCCTCTATTAAAAACCAAAGAAACTATTGCACCGTATGCATTATCACAGAGTTGATCTAAACCAGGAAAAGTTTTTTCTGCCAATTTTGTAAATTTTGGCCAAGTTAATTTTTCAAAAATTTTAATTGCATCTTCCCATTTAACAGTGATGTTTGATTTTCTCAAAATCTTTGTATATTCTTTTCCTTTTTGTCCTGTTTTACCAGAAGCTTTTGTGATTAATTCAATTTCACTTTGAGATAAGAAATTAAAAATTTTTTTTAATTCTTCTGGTGTGTAGTATGCACAATCAACTCCTATTCCAATAGTTGGACCAGATGCGCCCTCTGGCCACGTGAATTTAGATAAAAATTTGTCATAGTATGCTTTACCGCCACCAACTTCATATTTTAATAATAAATTAAATGTATCTTCTGATAATTTATAATTCATAATCATCTTCCTTTGAATTAGATATAATATATGTTATTTGTTCTTCTTTTATAAACGTTTGATCTCCAGACAAACTAACATCTGAATTAGATTGCATTCTATAATCTAATATGGTTTGAACTCCTAAATAACTAGCTATTATAACTGCAAGTATTTTAATTGTTTCCGTAAAGATTGAAACAAACGGAACTGTTAAAGTTGGAGATGCTGCTGTTAAAAATAATACAAATATGCTTACACCATAAAATATTGCAAGAATTATAACCGAACAAAAAACAACATAAAATTTTTTGGAAGCTAAAAAATTAACTTTACTCAGGTCATCTTTGTATTGCAATGGTGTATTAGGTGGAACTTTACCACTATGCAACATTGAAGATGCGGTTTGTGCAATCTGTACTATTTTTTCCCACATTTTAAAATATAAAAGCTAATAACAATCCGGTAATAATACCTAAAATAAATAAAAATGCTCTTGGATATGCCCAAGAAAAATCTATTATTTTTTCTTTAATTTTTTCTATTGTAGTTTTCATAAAATTCCTTTAATTCTGAGGTAAATACCTCCAACTATACTTAATATTAAACCGAATATGGTTATATAAAGTCTTGTTATTAGTAAATCTTTTTCTACTAATTTTTTTTGCATGTTATTTAAATCAATAACCATTTGGTTATTATATTTTAATTGTTTTTGCAATTCAGCATCTATGTCGTTTGCTAGTTTTTTAAGATTTGCATTATCAACTTCCAACTGTTCTTTAAATTTTTTAGTTTGTAACAATTCATTCCATTCTTCAGAATTTTCTATTAACAACTTTGCATGTTTAAGTGATTCTGGTATAACCAATCTTAATACTTGTTCATCTTCTTCTGTTTCAGAAGTAGCTTTTATAATACTTGTGTTGATTTTAGAACCGGTATTAACGTTACTAGACCCTCTTTTAACGACTGTCGTTTTATTGATTGCTTCAATTTTTTTTGTAGATGATGTAATTATAGGTGGAACTGTTATTTGAGTTTTAGGTGCATATGCCAATCTTTTTGCTTGTTCTGCATATGGACCGGCTTTATCAAACCTAGCATTTTTTATACTTTCAGCAGTAGCATAAACTGCTTGAGATAATGCTTCACTTCTTTTTTCTGTGTACACCGCACAGCCGCACAAAAGTATTAGAATCAATATTAATGTATATTTCATATATTAATATTTACTTTAATATATTTAATATATTAATTATTAAAAAGAAATATAAAAGAAATATAAAAAGGATGACATCCTATTTTACCCACCACCTATTCAAATGTCAATAGGCAATTTTGATTTTTTTATATTTTTTTGCAAAAATAACTCATCTTCACCAGAAGGAAGTAAACAAGGTATTCCACTAAAACTACCTTTAATCTTTTCAAAAAGAAAAACATTTTCATTTTTATTTTCAATAAAATTAGGTAAAATGTTTTTACATATTCTTTTACAATGTTTTATAAATTTTTCACAATCTTCGAAATATTCACACCAAACATTTAAAACTGGTTTTTTAACAAAAAAACAAAAAGTCGAACAATGTTGTTTTAAAACAAATTTATTAAATTTTTCAAAATCTTGTAAAATTCTTCTATTTAAAAACTCTTTTACAATTTTATTCTTATAAATTATTTTTTCTTGTTTTACCATATTCCATTCATGTAGGTAGTCAACAAGTTCTGATCCCAATTCTTCAATATAATCGAATACGTCAAAAATTAACACATTCTCTTTTAAATAATATATGAAATAATCTTTATTACTTCTTTTCACCACTATCCAGTATAGCATCAATCAAAACTTCTTCCACGATTTCTTGTGGTAAACTTAGATTTGCCATTTTTACTGTTTCGTTTATTTCTTTATATTGTACAGACAATCTTTTTTTAATCTCAAATACTTTCAAATGTTGTTCTTTTGATAGATTTGCAAAAGTTGGTCTTGTGTGAATGCTCAATGCTTCCATTAACGATTGACTAGCTGATGCGATAATACCACACATTCTTTTGTAGAATCTATTTAACGGAGAAACATAATCATTGTCTTTTATGTTTAAATTTTCAAACAAATAATTCAAAACAACCGATTTTTCGGTATGTTCTTTTACATTTGCCAAAAATTCTGGACCTCTAACGTGTGATTTACCAAAAGGGTTATATAAACAACCACCACCTAAGTATTTGGAACCGCAATATATACATTTATCTGGTGAATCAAAATGGACGTGTGTTTTTGTAGAAGAAAACAAACAAGGCTTCCCATAAGAAGTAGAATTACAGTATATACAACGACCCATATTTTATATATTTACAATATTTTTAAACTTTACCAATTCATCTTTAGGTGGGGTGCCAATTCTGACATTAATAATTCCATTATAATAATTTTCATCAAGAAGAACGTTTTTATCAATTTGTTCTTTTATCTCATAATAGGCCAATGACCATTTGGAATCACACACTCTCATTATCTTGAATGTAAAATTTTCTTTTCCATATTTTTGAATATCTTCGTTTAAATCTTTAGATGAACTTGTATAAGATTTCCAATCCGATTCTTTAAAATCAATTCTTTTTCTTTTTTTACCCTTTAAAGGTTTTCTTCTAATTTTTGAAATACATTGTTTTTTACCAATATATTTTTTATTTGTTATATTATTCGTTATTTCGTATATAAAACCAAACGTTTCTTCTGTTATTAAAACGTTTTCATTTAAAATCCAATGTCCAGTTTCCATTACATTGATGGTTTTGGTCTACGAATAACTTTAGGAAAAAATTTCTTTTTCTTTTTCTTTTTGCTTTTTTTATTTGGCAATGCAGTTGCCATTGCACCTTTTATGTTATCAGTATACCCACCAATAGGGTTTATAGACGTTGGGTTTGATATTTCAGCACCAATAGCCGGTGTCCCAAATGCAGTGGCACTACTATTTTCCAAAATACTAGATATTAAAGTTTGAAATTTATTAAACATATATTATAATATAACATATATACTTATGGACCTCTTTTATCAATACGTGGAAGAAATACAAGAAGATGTTAAGTTTGACCAAATAAACATCTTAGAAAAACAATTGTCTCTTCCTGCAATAAAACACAAATGGGTGTCTCGGTTAATTACACAAAAAAGAAACAAAAATAATCTTGAACAGAAAAAAATAGATTTAAAGGAAGATGTTTTAAAAACTTTAACTGAAAAAGGAATTCCTACTGGAATTCCAAAAGCTGCTTTAACTGCAAAAGTAGAATCTTCTGAAACAATTAGAAAAATAAATCAAGATTTAAAAGAAATTGATCTAATAATAGAGTATTTAGAAAAAGTTGAAAAAATAATGTCTTCATTAACTTATGATATTGGAAATGCCACCAAAATAATGACATTAGAAGTAACATGATTGTTAATTTTAAAAAGAATAATAAAAACGGTCAGATATTATCAGATATAGATACTTTAAATTTGATAAGAGAATACTTTTCGGTCCCAAATAAAGCATTTGGTAGAAGAAACAATAGATTTTCACAAAGAAGACTCTACGCAATAACACAATCGGGAAAATTTGAGATTGGAATGTTAAAAAATATAATCCAATTTTTGGATTTGAATCAAATAAAATACTCAATAGATGATGATTTGTTAAAGTCAATAAATCCAGTTATTGGTAATATACAAATTAAAACATTTAAAAATCTTATATACAGAGAACATCAACAAAAATCAATAGAGTTAGCTCTTAAAAATGGTAGAGGCTTGGTTATTATTCCAACAGCTGGTGGTAAAACACTTATTATGGCTGGAATAATAGAAAGTATTCGCAAAAGCTTAAATCAACCAGATGCACTAGCAATGGTTTTAGTACCATCCATACAACTTGTAGAACAAACATCAAAAGACTTTGAGGAATATGGTATCGAAAAAGTAACTAAATGGTCTGGTAACAATAAACTTGATGACTCAGCAACTACCATAATAGCAGGAAATCAATTTTTATTGAGTGATAAAACAGATCTTTCTATTTTATCAAATGTTAAAATATTATTAGTTGATGAAGCTCATGTTGTGAGAAAAAACAACGAAATAAACAAAATTTTTAATTTAATTAATACTGATTATATATTTGGGTTTACTGGAACTTTACCAAGTACACCATTGGATGAATGGAACATAATAGGCAAAATTGGACCTATTCTATATGAGGAAAAAACAAAAGATTTAAAAATTAAAAAATATGTTTCTAATTTTAAAATTATTGTTTTAAACATTAATCACAAAAATCCTCCTAGATTTACACCAAATCCATTAAATCCAACTGAGGCGTATTCAAACGAGATAGATTATTTGATGAACAATCAAAGACGGAATGAAATTATAGCAAAAATAGCACACAAAATTAAAAATAACACAATAATAATGGTCGATAGAATTGACCATGGTATAAACTTAGAAAATGAACTTAAAAAAATGTGTGGTGATGAAAAACTTATATATTTTATAAGAGGTTCCACCGAAATGGAAGAAAGAGAACAAATAAGAAAACTTATGGAACAAAAAAGTAACGTTGTTGCAGTTGCTGTCTCAAAAATTTTTAGTACTGGTATTAACATACCAAACCTCCATAACATTATTTTTGCATCTGCTGGAAAAGCAAAAATCAAAATAATGCAGTCAATTGGTCGAGCATTAAGATTGCACCCTACAAAGCAAATGGCAGCCATAATCGACATAGCAGATAATACAAAATATGGAATAACACATTTAAAAGAAAGAACAGAACTTTACAAAAAAGAAAACTACAATTATGAAAAAAAAGAAATATAGCAAAAAAGCATTTAAAGATGATTTAGATGATTTAGAAGAATTATACGATCTTCAAATTGAAGATGAAACAGATGAAACCATAGAAGACGATGGTTTTGTTTTACCTGATTCGGAAATAGATTCATTTGAAGAAGATTCAGATGAAATATTAGAAGAAGAAGAAGAAGAAGAAAAAGAAATACAAGAACTTCCACCAAAAGTAAAAAAGAAAGCATTAAAAGAAAAATTTTACGTAGAGCCGAAATTGTTTGACGAGGAAATAATGAAATATTATGATAGTGGTGTTATGACAAACGAACTAGCTGAGATGGTTAGTAAAATTTCACATAAACTTAGCTATGCAAGTAATTTCATCAATTATTCTTATAGAGAAGAAATGGTTGGTGACGGAGTCATACGAATGATGAAGGCGTTGATTTCAAAAAAATATAACAGAACTAAAGGAACTAACCCGTTCTCTTATTTTACAAGAATAGCATTTAATGCTTTTAGAAATAGAATTAAAAAAGAAAAACACATACACGAAACTCACGAAAAATACAAAGAAGAGCTAATGTTCATGTCTGGTTGTGTAAGCAATTTAAACAAAAATAAAAACGGAAAGAAAAAAAATAATTACTGATGAAAATTAAAAGCAAAAAAATTGGATGTTTTTCCGACATACATCTTGGTCTTGGTCAAGATGGTGAAATGTGGCATAAAATATCTTTGGATTTTGCTGAATGGGCATCTTCTCTATATAGAGAAAAAGAAATAGATGAAATAATAATACCAGGAGACGTGTTTCACAATAGAAGTCAAATTTCAGTAGAAACATTGTCGATTGCAAAAAAGTTTTTTGATTATTTTAAAGATTTTAAAATACTAATTTCAGCTGGTAATCATGATTGTTTTTTAAAAAACACAAGCGTTATAAATTCGATATCATTGTTAGATGGTTGGAACAATATAACAGTTGTTGATAAAGATCCACTTGTCATAGAAGCTAATAATAAAAAAGTATCATTGATACCTTGGGGCGTTGAGATAGACCAAATGCCAAAAGTTGATATTATGTTTGGTCATTTTGAAATTAATTCTTTCCATATGAATTCTTACAAAATATGTGAGCATGGAATGTCATATTCAAATCTTTTAAAAAAAGCTAAGACGGTTATATCTGGACATTTTCATAAAAAAGACCATAAAACATATCAAACTGGACAGATTGTGTATTTAGGAAGTCCATATCAACACAATTTTGGTGATATGCTAGATGATAGAGGGATTTATATATTTGATATAGAAAATGAATCATTTGAGTTTATAGAAAATACAATATCACCCAAACATTATAAAATATATACTAGCAAATACGATGAAAGTGATGAAAAAACAAACCAAATAATAAAAAATAATATAATCAGTTTGGTTGTTGATAAAAAAATAGAACAAGATGAATTTATTAAACTAACATCAAAAATATCAAAACACGTCCCCCTTAACATTAGATCTGAATATGAAGAAAGACAAGAAAATCAAGAGGAAGATGTAGAAAAAGAGTATGATTCCGGTAATTTATTAAAAGATATAGACGATTATATTCAGAATTTAGATATTCAACATAAAAAAGAAGTTGCGGACTATATCAAACAACTATATACTTTATTAACATGACAACACAAGACATTGGAATAGCCATATTAGACGTTTATACCGAGGCAGATTTATTAAATTGTTATAATAGCGTATCTGGACTTGAAAACGTTTTAATAGTTTCTAATACAAAAAATAATTTACCTGATTGTAATTCAAGAAGATATGATAACCAAGTTCCTTTTGCAACACTTAGGAATCATGCATTGTCTCAGTTTAGATTAATGGGTTTAAAACATTTCTTTTTGATAAATTCAAACCAAATTATTAAAAATAAAAATGTGTTTTCGGATATTATAAAAACAGCAGAGATATTTGGAACGTGGTGCATAACGGGACCATCTGAAAAATTATTGAGTATTGAAGACGATAAAACAAATACATCTTTAACTATATCTGAAAAATTAAATAGCGATTTTATTTACATATTCAATGGTATAGTTTCCAATGTTGGTTATTTCGATGAAAGATTTTTTAACACAAAAGACTTGGATGTACTTGATTATATTTTAAGAATGAGAGAAAAAGGAGTTTATCCTGTAAAAAACTATCATCCAGTTTACACAGAAAACATAGATTCTTCTAATAGTTTGATTCAAAAAATAAACCATAAAGAAATGAATGATGCTGATCAAAGTGTTAATTTATCTTATGCATATTTTTTACACAAATATCAATATATGCCATCGCAAAATGACCCAGCGTCAGTATCAAAAGATGAACTTTTAAAAAATTTAGAGGAAATTCAACAAAAATACGCTAAAAATGAATAACAAAATAGGTCTTGGTTTAATTACATGTGACAGAATTGACTTTTTTACAAAAAGTTTAAATTCTGTTTTAGCATGTTCAAAGAACATTTCAAATTTTGAATTAGTTGTAATAAATGATGGAAATGAAAAGATAAAAAGATCCGAAAATATTAAAATAATTCAAACTAATGGAAAAACTGGTGTAGGTAAAGCTAAAAACTTAGCATTAAAATATCTCATGAAAAAAGAGTGTGAGCATATTTTTTTAATGGAAGATGATATCATTATTAAAGATGAAAAAGTTTTTGATTTATACATAAACACTTCAAAAATAACTGGCATCAAACATTTAAATTATGGGTTACATGGAAATCACAATAGAGATCCACTTGGATCTCCAGTTGTAAGAAAGACAGTAACATACAAAGACAATGTTACAAAGATAAATCTATACCCAAACATATTAGGTGCATTTAGTTATTATCATATTGATTGTTTAAACAAGATTGGTTTGATGGATGAGCAATATTATAATGCAATGGAACACGTCGATCACACATATGTTGCGTTTAAAGCAGGGTTTCACCCACCATTTAGATGGTTTGCTGATGTATTTGGTTCTGAAAATTATCTAGAAGACATTGTACCAGACCATAAACAGAGTAAAATTCGTAGCGAAGAAAATTTCCAAGAAACTTTTAAAAAGGGATTAGATATTTTTATAAAAAAACATAATTTTAGTGTAATTGGAAATTACGGACCACCCGAATATCTGTATTCAGAAGAAGAGTGTCTTAAAGACTTAAAAAAAATATGGAAGACGCACAATTCAGAAAAAAATAAAGGATATATTCAGACAATTTTAGATAGTTTCTGGACTCCAAAAGCAGATGACATAAAAAAAAATGAGATTTTGAATAACACAGTTGAAAATATACAAGAAAAAGAACCAGAACCATTACCTGATCCTGAACCTGAAAAAAAAGAAGTAAAGATGATTAAAAAACAAAAAGTAAAACAAGGGAAGTATGGGAAAATAGGAATAGGAGTAACAACTTATAATTCTGAAGAATATTTCAAAACATTGTTTAATAGTTTATATGATTGTGAATACCAAGAACTTGTAGTTGTTAATGGTGGAGATGAATATAAAGAAAAATATGATTGTGATTGGATACAACACAACTCTAACAACTACCCATCTGTGTGCAGAAACGACGCAGTAAATTTTTTATTAAATAGAGGATGTGATCATATCTTCTTAATAGAAGATGATATGATTATTAAAGATAAAAACATATTTCAAGAATATATCAAAGCATCTATTAATAGCGGATTAAAATATTTTTCTTTTACTAGTATGTCATGGGAATCTGGCAAACCATTCGAAAGAACACCTAGACTGACAGTTAATTATAAAAACGGCGTAAGTGTTTCTTTTTATAGAAATATGTGCAATGAGTTTACGTATCACCATAAATCATGTTTTGAAAAAACTGGACTATATGATACTCAATTTAGAGATCCATTTGACATAGATATGGCATATAGAGAATCTCAAACCGATTATGCTGCACCATTTTGGTGGTTTGCTGACATAACTAATGCTGATCAATACATTCAAAACAACGAAAACGCAAAAAGCAGATTACAGTCAGATAGACCAGATGGATCAAGAGAAGAAAGAATAAAAGAACAATGGCAGTTGTTTTATAAAAAACATGGAAAACTAGTACAAGAAATACCAGATACTAACAAAGAAGATGTTGTTAAATTTTTGAAAAAAACGATGAAATGAAAATTTCAATAGGAATTAATATACATGGCGCATATAAAAGACAAGATCAATGTATTTTTGTTTTAAAAAAACTAAAACAAAAATATCCAAACATAACGTTATATAACATCACATTTAGTGATGAATTTAATTTTGAGAAAGAGTTCATACATTTACCATTTTTAAATAAAACAGCATCAGACGTTATAACCGATTCAAATTCCAAAAAACCAATAGCAAATCAATTTTTTGATATTTTATCACGAACAGACTGTGATTATTTTTTATTTTTAAACAGTGACATTCTTTTAACTGAAAAGGCGCTTAAATTAATAACAAATGATTATGATACATATTGTTTTTCAAGAACCGACGTTGTATCAACTGACAAATTATCAGAAATCGTTCCTTGGCGAATAGAAATAGCTGGGTTTGATGCATGGGCAGTTAAAAAAGAATGGTGGTTAAACAATTCAGATCATTTTAGTGATGAATACGTGTACGCAGAACACCTTTGGGATGTTTTTTTCACATTAACAATGTTTAATAACAGTAAATGCATGTTGGGTAATAAAGAAAATTACATAATACATGAAAAGCATGAATTAAATTGGAATGAAACTTCACCAGAAGCAACACATAATAGCAATTTATGGACCAAATCTCCATACGGAGAAAGGTGGAGAAAGTTTATATACGAAAATTTAATAAAAAGACAACCCATGGGTCAATTTTTAACCCCATTAGACAACGAGACTGAATTAGAACAAACATTTTTAACGGTGAAATGAAAATTAGCGGTTTTTATGAAAAAATATATGTCGTTCATTGGAAACCTTTAAAAGACAGAAAAGAATATTTAGAAAAAATTTTTAAAGATCTTGGTTTAAACAAGATGGTTGTTTGGGTTGACCAGTATGAATCAGAAAAAGACGTTAAAGATATTAAAAATCCATTTAATTTAAATTTAAAATTATTAATGGTTAATATGTCTCATCTTTTTTGTTATAAAGACCAATTAAAAAACGGATATAAAAATATTTTAATACTCGAAGATGATATTGACTTTGAACATTTAAACGTGATCGCTTATTTAAATCAAGCAGCAGAAGAGTTTCAACAATTAGATGGTGATATTGCTTTTCTTAGTACTTGTTGTGGATTGAATGTAAAAAACATAAAACCACCACAGCTATTATATTACAATCCTAATTATATAACAAGATGTTGTGGTGCATATATTGTTAATAAAAGATGTGTTGAAAAATTAATAGAATGTGTTATAAATTGTCATGCGATAGATAGAATGTTAAACGCTCTTATACCATTAATAAATGTTCGTTGTTTGTGGAGTGGACATCCAATAAAACAAGGTTCAGAAACTGGGAAATATACCAGTGCATTATTGGATATAAGAGACAGTGACGGTAATTATACGCTATGAAATTATATACAGTTTTTACAGAATCACATTATGGGATGTTTAAAGATTATTTTATAAAAACATTTCCATTTGATTCAAATTTAGAATTAGTTGTTAAGTTCAAACCACAAGTATGTCCATCTTCAGAGTTTCAAAGCGAAGGATGGAGAGACACGATGATGTATAAAGTACAGTGTTTTATTGATGCTGCATATGAAACAAAAGATGGTGAATGTTTTATGTTTTCTGATCCCGACATTCAGTTTTTTAAACCATTCTCACAAGATGTTATTGAACACTTGGGAGATTATGACGCAGCATTTCAAAATGATTTTGGTGGTGGCGTAAACACTGGATTTTTTATAATGCGATCAACATCTAAGACTAGAGCTTTTTTGAAAACAGTACAAGGAAATCTTCATATGTTTCCAGAAGAACAAGTGTGTTTTAACCATCTAATACAAAATTTTAACGTATATCCAAAAATAGCTTTCCGTGCAAAGTTTTTACCAAGAGAATATTGGACTTATGGTGAATTGGCAATACAAAGAAGAACACAAGAAAACCAAGTAGGAACGTGGCAAGGACATGAAGATTTTGATTTACCAGAAAATATAGTAATTCATCATTCAAACTGGACTGTTCCGTTTTCAAATAAAATAAAACTTTTAGATGTTGTTAGAAAGAAATACAATGATAGAAAAATTTAAAAAATATTTAGTGAAAGCACAATCACCAGCATATCCACCTTACCATACTGGACCTTATTTAGAAGAATATTTTCTATATTATTATTTTAAAAATATAGAAAAATTTAAAAATGTAAAACATCAATATATACCGGTATTATGGACTGAGTTATATCTACATGTTGCGAGTTTAGTTGATGATTTACAAAATGATTTAAATGAATTAGATAAAGACAAGTTTTACTTTACAGTATCTCAACATGATGATGCACCTTTTCAACAACTACCACCAAATACTATTAATTTTTCAGCTGGTGGAAATCAACCAAACACAACACCAATTCCTTTAATCTGTAGTCCAATTACAGACGTTAAAGAAGTTGAAAAGGACATATTCTGTAGTTTTGTTGGTAGTATAACAGCACCATTAGAAGGTTGGGGACTAGTTTCACATAATCTTAGAATGAAGATGTTAGAAACGCTTGTTGATAAAAAAGAATATGTATTAAAACCAAAATCTTGGACAAATGAAGTTAAAAAAGACCGTCAAGATATGTTCTTGGATTTAACAGCAAGAAGTAAATTTACATTATGTCCTCGTGGATATGGAGCAACTAGCTTTAGGTTATACGAAGCAATGCAGTTAAAATCAGTGCCAGTTTACATATATTACGAAAAACCACACTTACCTTTTGTTGATAGAATAAACTGGAATGATATTTGTGTTTTAATTAACATTGATGATATTGGAAAATTAGATGATACATTAAAAAATATTTCAAATGAAAAGTATGCAAATATGGTTAAAACCATGCAAGAAACATATCAAAAATACTTTACACTAGAAGGTATGTGTAATGGTATACTGGAAACACTAGAAAATATAAAATGAAAAAAATATTATTTGTTATAGCAAAATACAACGATGGTAGACAAAAAATATTTGATGAAATTATTTCGCCTAGAAATAAACATTACTGTGATAAACATGGATTTAAATATGTTGAAATTAAAAATGAAACGCAGTTAACTTTGTTCAGAAACAATCCAACTTGGTGGAAATTTACAATAGTTAAAGATTTAATTGATAGTAATAAAGTAACTGACGGTGATATTATTGCTCACATAGACGCGGATATGTATTTTGTAAAGGATGATGTTTCAATAGAAACACCAAAGTCATTTTCTTATTCAATTGACAGTGGTAACACTCATTGTATGGGGTGGTACAGTTTAAAGATAAACGAATGGACAAAAAATCTTGTAAAAAATATCTTATCCGATGAAAGATTCAATCGTTTAAATGATAAAGTAACGATACACGATAGATTTAAAACATATTCTAGTTTCTGGCATGACTTTAGAGAACAAGCAAGTTGGTATAGTTTGGCAGGAATAAAAAGACATTCTGATAAACCATTTTGGGAATATCCAAATAATGGTTTTTATAGTCAATATGACGAAAATGTTATATACACAATCGATGAACTCAAAGAAAACGTTGAAATATTTAAAACCAGCTTCAATGTAACAGAATGGGTTGGTGAAAGTTCTTGTGAATTTAACATCAATAACAATGTTAAAAAAGAAGATGTTGTCATAAGACACTTTGCCGGTGGACAAGACTGGAATAATGTTAGAAATTGGATTCAGTAATGTATTGATTTAAAAAAAAATTATTATACACTAATATATATTATGAGCATAAACGAAATAACAAATTTTTTAAATATTAAAAATTTTAATTTTGCAGAAGGTGGAGTATTTCACGAAGAAGGGCAAGTTGATATATTTTTTAATATATTAAAAAACATAAACACAGAAGAACCTAAAATGTTTGAATTGGGTAGTTATGAATCGTTTTATTCTGTTGTTTTTAATAAATTTTTCCAAAATAAAAACGTAACAAATGTTTGTTTAGAAATATGTAAGCCATGTTTAGACATAGGTGTTCAAAATTCAACCAATAATGAATGTAAAAACATGAGTTTTGAATATGCTAGTGTTGGCGAAACAAATTTAGGGATTTATAACGGAACCACACAATTTAAAGATTTAGAAATATCAGATAAAAAACTAACAGTTAAATATCTATTTGATTTCTATAAAATAGACGTATTAGATGTATTACACGTAGACGTTCAAGGTTCAGAGGGGTCGGTTTTAGAAGAAATACAAAAAGAAAAATTGAAAATTAATTACTTTTTTATTAACATACACGATGACAGTATAACAAATAATTTTTACGGTTATAGTGTATATGAAAAATGTAAACAAATATTAGATACTTTTGATGTCGATTATATCTATGATAATAGAATTTATGGTGGATATGGTGACGGCTTAATAGTAGCTAAAACTAAAAAAATATAAAACACACAATGAAAAAAATTAAAATAAACTTTGTAGATTTTTGGCCCAATCTTATTAAAGATGACAATTATTTTTATAATTTGTTAAAAACAAAATATGATGTAGAAATAGATGAAGTAAATCCTGATGTTTTGTTTTTTTCGGTTGATTATGGTAATGCCAGAGAAAGAGATCGTTATAAAAATTGTTTAAAAGTGTTTTATACGGGAGAAGATGCAGCCCCCAACTGGAATGAATGTGATTTAGCATACACATTCAGACACTCGTCCGACCCTAGAGAATATAGACTTCCGCTATGGGCATTATACTTTAATTGGTTTAACAGACCATATAACGATGATAGAGATCAAGCATTGTTATGGGACATGAAAGACTTTTTAAATAAGCCCACACAGGTTAATAAACCAAATTTTTGTGGATTTATTAATATGCAACCTAAAGGAAAACGAGTTGAGTTTGTTCCAAAACTAATGAATTACAAAAAAGTAGATTGTGCTGGTCCGTTATACCACAATACACCATATGTTATTACAGATAGTCGTGGAAATTTAGCTAGAGGTGATCAAAAATATAAAGTTGATTGGTTATCTTCTTATAAGTTTTCAGTTTCAATGGAAAATTGTTGTTCGCTAGGATATTGTACTGAAAAAATAATACATGCTATGTTTGCCAACTGTATTCCAATTTATTGGGGTTCAGAATCTGTTAATCAAGATTTTAATGAAAATTCTTTTATAAATTGTCATAATTTTTCTTCTGATGAAGAAGTTATAGAAAAAATTAAAGAACTAGATTCAGATAATAGAAAATATGCAAAAATGTTAATGGGAGAACCTTGGTTTAATGATAATAAAATACCAGATTTTGTTCAACCTGATTCTGTTTTGACTTTACTTTCAAACAAATTAGATTAATATATATTTATGAGTACAGATTTTGATGAAAATGATTTTAGAAAATATAAAAATGATTGTAGTGTTTTTATAGAAACTGGTTCTAATATTGAGTACTATAAATCTTCAAACGAAAACGTTTTCTTAATTTCTGTGTAATGAAACCAGATAAGATATACATTGTTCATTATACAAAATTAAAAGACAGATATGATACTTTAGTTCCGTTTTTAGAAAACTGCAAAATACCTTATGAGTTTATAACTGAATTTGACCAAGAAGTTTTAGACGAGAAAGTATTAAATAATTTTTATAATCCAGACAAACAAAAATTTGAAAATAAAATTAAAAACTTATGGGACTTGAACATCCATAAGTTTCGTCATTTAAATAAACCAGAAATTTCATGCACAATAAAACATCTAGTTGCAATTAAAAAATTATCACAAGAATGTAAAAATTTTGGTCTAATCTTAGAAGATGACGTTTTGTTTTATGATAATTTTAATAAAAATTATAAAACATATATTGAAAACACACCAGCAGATTGGGATTCAATTTTTTTGGGTGACGGTTGCGGTATAAATTTTCAAAATGAATCTATAATAAAAAGTAAAAGAATAAACGATAATTTATTTTTAATGCCACATCCAGCAACTAACTGCGCAGAGGCATATTTACTAAAACCAGATATAGCTAATAAAATTTATGAATCTTCTATCCCGTTTCAGTTAGTATCCGATTGGGAATTAGCGTATCAGTTTTTTAAATTAGATGCTAAAGTTTATTGGTGGTATCCATCCTTAGTAACACAAGGATCTAGAAATGGAAAATATAATTCAACGTTAGATTTAGGTCAACGACTATGAAAAAAATAGCATTTATTAAATTCGCAGGAATGGCATCTGGTGGTATTGAAAAATATCTTCAAACCATTGCAATCTTGTTAAAACAACAAAATCACCACGTTGATTTTTATTACACAAACGCAGCACCCTTTACGAATGGTTGGAAACACCCAGAAAATAGTGAAGAAAGAAGAAAATACGTAAAAGCTAACGGAATTAATACAATTGAAGTTCATGTTGATTACAAGATAGGAGAAAGAGAGCCTTATGAATGGGTTGGTACTAATTTTTGGGATATTTTTGATGAAAAAGAATACGATTTTATACAAACCGGAAGAGGTGGATATCCAGAATACCCATTTAATTTAATTAATGAATGTAGTATAATTGACAGTATTCATAGTTTTACTGGAGAAGACAAACCAAATATCAAGAAAGCAATATTATTATGTAAATGGCAAGCTGATAGATGGGCAAATAGCGGAGGAAACATTAATAAAGCTGAAATAATACCATCGATTGTATATGTTCCAGAGAAAAAGAAATCATCACTAAGAGAAGTATTAAACATTCCAGATGATATGTTCATATATGGTTTTCATCAAGCAAATAGAGAAGATATTTTTTCACCAGTATCGTTATTATCATATGCTCAAGTACAAAACGACAAAACATGTTTTGTTATATTGGGTGGAAGTCAACAACACGTTAACTTAGCAAAACAATTAAACTTAAAAAACATGTATTTCTTAGAATTTACAAGTTCTACCGAAGATATTCATGATTTTTTATCCGGAATAGATGTTTTTGCACACGCAAGATCTGATGGTGAAGTATGTTCTGCTTCGATTATAGAAGCAATGTATCACGGAAAGCCAGTTATAAGTCATCCAGCATTAAACATGGGACATGCTGAACAAATAGATGGGTGTGGAAAGGTTTGCAATTCTTTAGAAGAATATGTAAACGAAATGAAACTTTTAAAAAATGAAAAAAATTATTATTCTGAAAAATCAGAAAAAACATTAGATCGTTATAATGAAAAATACAATTATAAAAAAGTTGAAAAGGCTATAATAGACTTATATAACAATATTGAAAATTGACTTTTAAAAATTATTTATTAATATTAATCTATGACATTAGAACAAAAAATTGACGAAATCGAATATCGATTAAAAACAGAATCAAAGATAATGGCAAAACATGATTACCATGAAACGTTTCATTTAGCTTGTACGGAATATGTTAAACTAGATGGTCTTTGGATGGAATTTGGTGTATTTACTGGTAGGAGTATTGAACAATTTTCAAGAAAAGCACCACTCATATATGGTTTTGATTGTTTCGATGGACTACCAGAGTATTGGGACGAAAATAATCCAAAGGGTTGTTATGGTTTAGGTGGTCAAATTCCACCAGGTTATATCGTTGGTGAAAATCATTCAATGTTTAATAGCAATCTTCCAACAAATTGGAAGCCTTGGCCAGAAAATGTTAAATTGATTAAAGGGTATTTTGAAGATACACTTCCAGTTTTTTTAAAAAAATTTGAAGGTGATGTTTCTTTTGTACACATTGATGGTGATTTATATTCATCCGCAAAAACAGTTTTGGATAATTTAAAACCAAGATTTAAAAAAGGTTCTATATTATTATTCGATGAAATTGTAGATTATGAAGCTTACAGAGAACATGAAATAAAAGCATTTGCCGAGTTCCTATTGGATACTGGGTTTGATTATACACCACTTTTGTATCAAAATTTAGGATATAGTCAAGGTCTATTTGAACTAAAATAAAATGTATTCATTAAACAACTTGGATGAAAAATTATTAAAATATTTAAATTTTAATAATGGATTCTTTATAGAAGCTGGTGCAAATGATGGCATTAGTCAGTCGAATACTTTGATGTATGAGCAGAAATTCAATTGGTCTGGTTTACTAGTTGAACCTTCTTTCATAAAATATGAAGAATGTAAGAAAAATAGACCAAACTGCATAGTTGAAAACTATGCACTTGTTAATGAAAATTATAAAGAGAAAACAATTTACGGTGATTTCGATTACTTTGAAAAACACCAGTCTTTATGTGGTCAAATTACAAGAAAAGAAGAATATTTCGATGATGATCTAAAGTGGAACCTAGACGAAAAAAATAAAAACAGCAAGATAATAGAAGTTCCTTGTGCAACACTAAACTCTATTTTAGAAAAACATAACATAAACCATATAGATTTTTTTAGTTTGGATGTTGAAGGTTATGAAATAGAAGTTTTAAGCGGCTTTAATGTTCAAAAATACAAACCAAAATATTTTTTAATTGAAACTGGAAACGAATACAGATATAATACTATCTGTTCTTATATGTTTTCTAGAAATTATAAAATATTAGAAAACATATCGGACGTTGACACACTTTTTACATATGAAAACTGAAAAATATATATTGAAATATTTTAGTGAAATTAAACAAATAATAGATTCTATAAAGATAGCTGAAATAGATAATTTTATTAACGTAATAAAAAATATAAAACAATCTAATGGTAGACTTTTTGTTTTAGGTGTTGGTGGAAGTGCTGCAAATGCAAGCCATGCTGTTAATGACTTTAGAAAAATCCTTAATATCGAAACATACGCTGTAACAGATAATGTTTCAGAATTAACGGCTAGAATAAATGACGAATCATGGGAAGTATCATATTTAAATTGGTTAAAAGGAAGTAAACTTTCATCTAAAGATGCCATTTTGGTTTTTTCTGTTGGTGGTGGATCACAAAACACATCTCAAAATCTTGTAATGGCAATGAAATATGCTAAAAAGATGAATAGTAAAATACTCTCCGTTGTTAGTAAAGATGGTGGATATGCTAAAAAATTATCAAATGCATGTGTATTGATTCCTGTTATTGATGAAAAAAGAACAACCGCACATGCCGAAGAATGGCAAGGAATAATATTGCACTTAGTAGTAAATTATTTTTTATAATATAAATGAACAAAGTATTCATAGATTGTGGGTCTAATAAAGGACAAGGGTTTCGTTCATTTATTGAAAAATATAATATAGACGAATCTTGGATAATTGAATTATATGAACCAAATCCACTATGTGATTTAAAAAACAATATAGCTGATTTAAATAATTCTTTAAACATATCAATATATGATTGTGCTATATTTGATTACAATGGAAAAATAAAATTTTCTCAGTTTTTAGAAAACGACGAAGGTTCATCGGTAAATTGTTTAATGTCAAAAGGTGTATGTAGTGATGTAAATCATCCGTCTTATAGAAAGCATGACACAATAATAGAAGTTGAATGTAAAGATTTGTCTGATGTATTGAGCAGATATAATAAAAATGATTTCATTGTAGTTAAACTTGACATAGAAGGTGCAGAATTTTCAACATTAAGAAAGTTATTAAAAACAAATTCAATTGAAAAAATTAATGACTTATGTGTTGAATGGCACACGGCATATGTAAATAACGAAGATGATTCATCATGCAATGAATTAAAAACAAAAATAACAGAAAAAGGAATAAACTTATATGAATGGCATTAATATATACGCAGACACGTCGAATATTAAAGAAATATTCGACATATACGAAAACAACAAACACATTACTGGATTTACAACAAATCCAAGTTTAATGAAAAAGGCGGGAATAACTGAGTACATTCCCTTCATTGAGGAAGTTACTAGTAAAATTTCAGATTTACCATTTTCATTTGAAATTTTTGCCGATGAACTAAATGAAATGGAGTATCAGATTAAAAAGATATCCGAGTTTGGACAAAACATATACGTTAAAGTACCAATAACAAACACAAAAGGTGAAAGCACTGTTCCTTTAATTGAAAAAATGTCAAGCGAGGGAATTAAAATCAATGTAACTGCTGTTTTTACAAAAAACCAAGTAGAAAATTTACTTAAAGATTTAATTAACACAAGAACACCAATGATAGTTTCTATTTTTGCTGGAAGAATTGCGGATACTGGTGTTAATCCGTGTCCATTAATTGAAGAAACGTCAAATTTGACTAGACCAACTGGTTTTATTAAAACATTATGGGCTAGTACTCGCACTATATATAACGTTTACGAAGCACAAAATTCAAAATGTGATATTATAACCGTTACACCAGACTTAATACCTAAGTTAAATCTTAAAGATAAAAATTTAGATGAATTTTCTTTAGAAACTGTTAAAATGTTTTATAACGACGCTATAAACGTTGGTTATAAACTATGATATTAAGTAGAACACCTTTAAGAATTACATTAGCTGGAGGCGGAACAGATTTACCTAGTTTTTATTCTAAAAATGAAGGATTTGTTGTGTCAATGGCAATCAACAAGTATATTTATTTAACTTTTAAAGAAGATTTTTTCGAGACAGATTTAAAATTAAGATACTCACACATAGAAATTGTTAAGAGTGTATATGAATTAAAAAACCATAGAGCAAAGGAAGCTCTTTTATTGCATAATATTAAAGATAGTTGTGAAATTAATTCTTGTGCTGATTTACCCTCAAACACAGGACTCGGTTCATCTGGTAGTTTTTTAGTTGGTTTGTTAAATTTGGTTAGAGAATACAAAAGATTAAACACAGAACCTAAAATTCTTGCAGATGAAGCATGTGATATTGAAATTAATCGTTTAAATGAACCAGTTGGTAAACAAGATCAATACATTGCTGCTTTTGGTGGACTTAGAATATTTGAAATAGATAAAAATGGAAACGTTTCAGTTAAAAATTTAGAAATTAATCAAAACACACTCAAAGAATTAATATCAAATACTTGTATTTATTTTTTGAATATTAAAAGAGATGCATCTGAAGTTTTAGTCGATCAAAAAAATTTAAAAGGAAATTCCGAAGAATTATTAAAAATAATCAAAGAACAAGCATATCAAACAGTTGAATATTTAAAAAATTCAGATCTGGATTCATATGGTAAAATAATGGATGACTATTGGAATCTAAAAAAACAGTTATCAAATAAAATATCTGTTCCAATAGTTGATGAAATATATGAAACAGTAAAAAAAGATTTTAATGTTCTTGGAGGAAAAATAATAGGTGCTGGTGGTGGTGGTTTTTTAATGTTATATTGCAACAAAAATCATTTAAAACTAGATGAATTTATGAAATCGGCTGGATATTCTAGATTACATTTCAATATAGATAACACAGGTTCTACAATTTTAGGAAATTTTTCTTGTTAACATGATATATTGCTTTGATTTAGATAATACTTTATGTTTAACTGAACATAAAAAATACGCAGATGCAACACCAATTTTAAATAGAATACAACGAGTAAACGAGTTGTATGATAAAGGTGATTATATAAAGATATACACCGCAAGAGGAATGACAGAATTCTCTGGTTGTCTTCCTAAAATATTAGACAAATATTGGGTAATAACAAAGAACCAATTAACAAATTGGGGCGTAAAACACCATGAATTGATATTAGGAAAACCATCATATGATTTTTTTGTAGACGATAAAGCATGTCACAGTGATTTTTATTTTAAACCTTTGAATAGAACATATGGTGTAATAATAGGATCTTTTGATGTTATACACCCTGGTTATGTAAAAGCATTTAGAGAAGCAAAGGAACACTGTACACATCTTACAGTTTTTTTACACGAAGACCCATCAATTGATCGACCAAATAAAATCAAACCGGTTTTGTCGGTTAAAGAAAGAACAGAAATATTATTGGCAATCAAATATATTGATGATATTATACCATATAAGACAGAAGAAGAACTTCTATCTTTATTAGAACAAAATTTAGACATGATCAATATTAGATTTGTTGGAGATGATTACGAATTTAAAGATTTTACGGGTAAACATCTTAATATACCAATACACGTATTAAAAAGAGATCATGGATGGAGTTCAACAAAATATAAGAATTTAATTTATGAACAACTCAAAAAGTAATATAGTAGTAACCGGTGGATGTGGATTTATAGGAAGTCATTTGGTTGATGCGCTAGTAGATGATTATATTGTTTATGTTATTGATGATGAATCAGCAGAAGCAAATGATGTTTTTTATAAAAATAAAAAAGCAAAATACATAAAAGAAGATATTTGTAATGCTGATAAGCTAAATTCTTCAATATTTAAAAATACAAAAGCTATATTTCATTTAGCAGCAGAATCTAGAATTATACCATCAATTGAAAATCCGATAAAAGCAACAATGTCAAATGTTGTCGGTACCACTTCTCTTTTAAATTTATGTAAAAAATATAATATACAAAAATTTATTTATTCATCAACCTCCGCAGCATATGGATTAAAAGCAGATATACCAACTGATGAAAACAATCAAATTGATTGTTTAAATCCTTACTCTGCTACTAAATTTGCTGGAGAAGAAATGATAAGAATGTTTACTAAATTATATAAGGTAGATTCTTGCATTTTTAGATACTTTAACGTGTTTGGGGAAAGATCACCAACCAAAGGTTTATATGCGCCGGTTGTTGGTATATTCTTAAACCAATATAAGAATAAACAAAAACTCACTGTGGTTGGCACAGGACAACAAAAAAGAGATTTTGTACATGTTAGCGATGTTGTTAATGCTAATTTACTAGCATTAAATTATAAAAAAGCATTAAATGGAAATGTTTTTAATATTGGTAGCGGAAAAAACTACTCAATAAACCAAATAGCAAGAATGGTAGACAAAAATATAAAATATATACCTAGTCGCCAGGGTGAATGTAAAAACACTCTAGCTGATATTACAAAAGCAAAAAAAATATTGAAATATTCACCAAAAATTGATATAAAAGATTGGATTAAAACACAAAAATAAAGTTAAATGAAAAAAATTATATTTAATAATATAAAAATTCAAAATTTTTTGTCTATAGGTGATTCAGTCTTTGAACTAACATTCCAAAACGGGATAAATTTAATAACAGGCGAAAACAAAGACAGAGGTGGTAAAAACGGTGTCGGTAAAAGTACTATAGCTGATGCAATTTATTGGAATTTGTTCGGAAATACCATAAGAGAACTTAAAAAAGATAAAATCCAACACAATAAAAACAATAAAGAGTGTAGAGTTAGTTTAAATTTTTCAGTTGAGACTGAAAAAGAAACTAAAAACTATGAGATAGTAAGAATATTGAACCCTAGTAAAGTTGAAATACTTTGTGACGGGTCTGATATTACACCTTCTACAATTTTAAAAAGCGATGAGCTTATCAAGAAAATAATAAGTGCAAACGAAGAAGTATTTAACAACGTTGTATTGATGTCTTCAGACAATACTTTGCCATTTATGGCGCAGAAAAAAGTAGATAAAAGAAAATTTATAGAGGGAATGCTACAACTTAATATTTTCAGTGAAATGTTGTCAAAAACAAGATCTGATTATAATGAGACAAAAAAACAAAATGATATAGAGTGTAACAATTTTATTAATTTACAAAAAAATTTAGAGATTTTTGAACAACAATCTAAATTGGAGAATGAAGATAAAGAAAAAACATTAAAAAATTGGGAATATACGATTGAAACTAACCTTAAAACAATTGAAGAGTTAAAAAATAAAAATTTTCCAGATGTCCAAGAAGTAGATGATCAAATAAATAAGCTTGAGACTGAAAAACTTGTAAAATTAAAACAGTTCTTAAAGAAAACAAATTCTGATAACACTGAAAACAATTCTAAAAAATATACACTAATAGCTGATATTAAAAATTTAAAAAATGAAAAACAAAAAATTTTAGATAAAGGGAATGTTTGCCCAACCTGTAATCGAGAATATTGTAAAGATGATATTGAGACAATTAATAATAAAATTGTTGAGCTAAATGGTTTTATAGAAACACATGAATCACAATTGGAAGAAGTGAATAAAAAATATTTAGAGTTTCAAAATAAAATCCAAACAATAGAAGATGGTATTGATAAAGTTGAAGTCAAAATCAAAGAGCTTAACAAATTTAAACAATCAATTGTAACCAATAAAAATAAAATACATGAGTTAGAAAATCATAACAGGTTAGCTAGTCATCAAATTAAAGAACTACAAAACAAAAAAGTCATTTCAAATACAAACATCGAAAGTTACAAGAAACAGATAGAAGAAAAAGAAACACAACTGAAAAAAATAAAAAAAGAATTGTCAATATTAGAGGATGTTAAATTTATTGTTTCTGAAGAAGGAGTTAAAACATATATTGTTAAAAAAATGATAGATGTTTTGAACTCTAGGTTAAATTTTTACTTAAATGAGTTGAACGCACCATGTAAATTTGTTTTTGATGAATTCTTTGAAGAAACAATATACAACAATAGTGGAAACGAATGTTCATATTATAACTTTAGTGGTGGAGAAAGAAAGAGAATAGATGTTGCAATTCTTTTTATGTTCCAAGATATGTTGAGACTACAATCAAATACTTCGTTTTCTTTGAATATATATGATGAATTGTTTGATTCTGCTTTAGATGAAGTTGGTGTGGAAAAAATATTAACTATTTTAAAACAAAAAGTTGAAAAACACCAAGAATCGATTTATATTATATCTCACAAGAATAATACAAGAAATTCCGTAGATAATGTTATCTTATTAGAGAAAGTAAACGGAGAAACAAAATTAGCGGCTTGAATTAAACACCTTTACAATTAAATTTTCATATGGCATTAAAAATAAAAGAAAACAAAGAAGAACTTAAAAATATAGTTTTTGAGTACAAACCATTTGCTGCTGGATTACCTATGTCGCCACCTGTTTTACCAGCAGGAATGCCAACATACAGTTACGTTGAACTTAAACCAGTACATATCCCAGCACCACCACCGGTTGAAATGCCAGAAGCAAAGCTTCCAAGAGCATTAAATTACTATGCTGACTATGGTGGATGTGGATTCTGGAGAATGATATGGCCAGAGTTTTTATTGAACTCATACCAGAAGATGTGTATTAGTGGACTAACCAGCATGGTATTAGATTTAAGGTTTTACCAAGGCATAAAAGCAATTAGAATGCAACGCCAAGCTACACCAGTACAAAGAAACTTTATTAAGGAATTACGTAAAGCCAGCAAAGACATGGGCTTTAAATTACTTTATGAAGTAGATGATATTGTTTTTAAAGATGATATCCCCGATTACAATAGATGCAAAGAAGCGTTTGTATCACAGGAAATAATTGATAGTATATTAGACATCATGGGAATGATGGATGAAATCACGGTCACATGTAAATACATGAAAGAATATTATCAATATAAAACTGGTAATAAGAATATCACAATTATTCCAAACTATCCTCCTAAATTTTGGTTAGACAGATTCTACGATAAAGACAGAATTGAAAAATTATACGAGAAGAATAAGAAACGTCCTAGAATTTTATACTCTGGTTCCGGTACACACATTGACGTATTAAATAAAACTGGCTTGAAGGATGATTTTGAGCATGTAACCGAAGCAATTATCAAAGCTAGAAAGAAATTTAAATTTGTTTGGAAGGGATGTTATCCACTTGCAATAAAACCATACATCGATAACGGAGAAATGGAATATATTGACTGGTCAGCATTACCAAACTACCCACAAGGACTTGTTGATACTAATTGTAATGCTGTTTTTGCACCTTTACAAGACAACGTGTTCAATAAATCAAAGAGTAATATCAAGATGGTCGAAGCTGGTGGATTGGGATTACCCGGAGCATATCAAGACCTCTGTACATACGAAGAAGCAGAGCTAAAATTCAAGACTGGCGATGAGTTAATCGATCACTTATCATATATCACAAAAGATTTTGATAGATACATGGATCTTTCTCAAAAATCTAGAGAATTTACAGAAAAACTTTGGATGGAAGACCATCTGAATGAATACGAGGCGTTGTATAATACTGATTTTGGGTCAAAGGAAAGAAAAGAAATGGCACCAAGATTAATAGAAAACAATCCAGATCAAGATTTCGAAAAAAAATAATTTCAACTTGCTTTTTATTTCAACATAACCCATAATATAGAGTATGGGATACCGAAATATTTTTTATGATATCAAAAAGTCTATTGTTCACTTGTGGACATGGACAGAAGATGGCGAAAGAATAAAAACAGAGTGTTCTTTTGAACCATATTTGTACATAGAAAGCAAAGACCATGAAGATGCAGTTTCCATTTTCAACACACCGTTAAAAAAATTAAAATTTAACAATCAATTTGATAGAGCTAGGTATGTAAAAGATACACCATTAAAACGTTTATTCTATAATATAAACGTTGAGCAACAGTTTTTATTAGATACTTTTAAAAATGAAGTTTCAAAGCCTAGTTTTGGAAACTTTCCTCTTAAAATTTTTTATTTGGATATTGAGACATATGCAACTGATCATTTTGCAACACCACAAGAAGCATCTGATCCAATAAATCTAATTACAATATATGATTCTTTACAAAATAGGTATTTTACATGGGGATGTAAAAACTATTCCACGTTAGAAGAAGATGTTACATATTTTAAATGTAAAGATGAAAGAGATTTATTAAGAAGTTTTGTAAAATTTTGGAAAAATGATCCACCAGATATTGTTACTGGTTGGAATATTCATGGATATGATATTCCATACATCATGAATCGTTTGAGCATTATCTTCGATGAAGATTATAACAAAAAACTTTCTCCAGTAGAAAGAATTCAGTTGATAGAAAATGCAGCAGTTAATAAACTTGGAAGACAAATTGATAGATGGGTTATTAAGGGTGTTAGCATTTTGGATTACATGGAACTCTATGAAACACTGTGTGGTGGTAAAAGAGAGTCGATGTCACTCAATTATATTTCAGAATTTGAATTGGGTGATTCTAAAATAGCAATTGAAAGCACATCACTATCAACTTTAGCTGATACAGATTGGTTTAAGTTTGTTGACTATAACATACAGGACGTAAGACTTCTAATAAAATTAGAAAACAAGTTAAAATATTTAAGACTTGTTAAAAATCTTTCATATAGAGGATTTATTCCATTTGAAAAATCAATGGGTAAAGTTTCTATGATTACCGGTGCGGTTGCACATCAAGCATTGAACCAAAAATTAATAATTCCTACATTTAACCAAGAAAATATTAAACAAAAGTTTGCTGGTGGATTTGTATATGAACCAATACCAGGTTTATATGAAAACCTTGTAACATATGATGCAAACAGTCTATATCCGAACACAATTATAACTTTGAACATTTCACCAGAGACTAAAATTGGTAAAATTTTAGAAAACAAAAATGGTAATTTGAAAATAAGGTTAATAAATGGAAAAGAATTAAATGTTACACAGGAACAATTTGAAAAAGTCATAGAAAAGGAAAAATTATCAATAACTAAAGCAAACGTTTTATATTCTCAAAAGTTCAAAGGGGTTATTCCTAATTTAATTGATAAACTTTATAATGATCGTGTTGAAGCAAAAAACAAAATGATCAAAGCTAAAAAACTATTGAGTAAAGCAACATCAGAAGAAGATAAGTTAAAATTAGCTGAACAAATCAACGACAATGATACGTTATCAAACGTGTATAAGACATTTCTTAATTCAATTTATGGTGTATTCTCGCAAATTTATTCTCCTTTTTTTGATATAGACCATGCTGAAAGTATTACATTAACAGGACAAGCTGTAGTTAAACAAGGATCTCAAATTATTTATGATCACGCAAAAACTTCAGGTTTTGAAGGAAAAATAGAAGACGTTTGTGTATACCAAGACACTGATAGTGAATTTTTCTCATTTGATGATATTTTAAAATTAAAAAATGTAAAACTTTTAAATGATAAAAATGAAATTACAAAAGAAGCATATGACATAATTGAAGAATATGGTGATATTTTAAATAAAGAAATTAATGATTGGGCTAAAACAGAATTAAAATCAACTGATCCTAGATATTTCTTTAAGAGAGAAAAAATATGTGACGTTGCTTTGTTACAAGCTAAAAAGTATTACATTTTACATATATTAGATAAAGAAGGGGTGGTTCCTAAAGACGATGAAATGTTTGAATATAAGGGAATGGAGGTCGCAAAAGCTATTTTTTCAAAGGAAGTAAAATGTTTGATTAAAAATATTATAGAATCTGCAATAATGGCTAAAGAAAGAAAGAAAGCAACAAAATTGTTTCATGAAGCATATGAAAATTATTGTAATCTGTCACCAGAACAAATTTCAAACAGAAAAAAAGTAAACAATTACCAAAAATATAAAGATATTTATGACGAAACAACATCTGAGTTTGGAAAAGGAACACCACATCACGTTAAAAGCTCTATAAATTTCAACGATGCCCTTAAAAAATTAAACATCGATTCAAAATATCCTGTTATTGAAAACGGTACAAAAATGAAACATTTTTATTGTAAGAAAAATATATATGGATATGAAACAATTGGATTTATCCATCATTATCCAAAAGAATTGTTAAATGTTGTAAAACCTGATTACAAATTTATGTTTGAAAAAAACGTAATTCCAATTATTAGTAAAATATTCCAAATTATTGGATGGCCAATACCAGCAATCGGTTGTGAAGAGTATACTGACTTGAATGAATTATTTTCCTGAAAAGAAATAATCCTTGAAGCTTTCAGATAATTTTTTTCTTAATTCAGCAAACATTTTTGTTATTTCTTCATCAGTAGCTTGCAATTGTTCTCTTTTTGGTTTCTTAATTGAAGAAATTTCATTATTAATTTCTTGTAATTTTGAATTTAAAAAATTTGTTAATTCATCATCTGACATATCTTTAAATAATTCAGAATCAATAGATACAGGATATTCTTTGTGCCTGTATTCGTTTGTATATGGGTGGTATATAAATTCTTTTTTTATCATTTTTATATTTATCCTGTTGATTTTTTAGTAAATCATATTAATATATTAATGATATGAGTAATCAAAACAACAACACAAACCTAACAACATTCCTAGATGCAGTCGGTCGTACGATCTTAGGAGAACCAGTAGAAACAACAGACACACATGTTAAAGTTAAAAACCCAGTAGTTTTACATGTTGTTCCAACCGATAACACAGGAAAGATGTCAGTCCAGTTACTTCCTATTTTCTTTAGAGAATTCTTGGCTGATAAGACGGGTGATGTTGTTTTCACATATGAAAAGAGAAACGTGACTTTAACTGATATTGATGCCTTGGATTTTAGACTCCAAGCTCAATATTCACAGATGTTCAACAAGAACAATACTTTTGTAACTCCTCAACAGCAACCACAAGCCCCATCACAAAGCGTAATAAATTTGTTTGACGAATAATAAAATCAAATAAAGTTTATTTAAGAAAACCTCAAAATTGACTTTTTGAGGTTTTCTGTTATTATAAAAACATGGCTAAAACAAAAAAAGAAAACGTAGAAGAAGTAATAACAGGTGAAATCGAAGACGCGTTCCAAGTTTTGGATGACTTAAATCCAAATGCAGCATTTTTAAATGATAATTCGTTATCAAATGTTAAAGATTGGATTGATACCGGATCAATGGCGTTAAATGCTATCGTGTCTGGTTCATTATATGGTGGAATTCCCATGGGTAGATTAACAGGGTTTATTGGACCAGAATCGTGTGGGAAAACTTTAATGGCTAATAAAATTATGGCAAATGCTCAAAAGAAAGGAATGCACGTGGCATATTTTGATACAGAAGGAGCATTGGATGAAGATACGGCAAAACGTCTTGGGTGTGATTCATCTAAAATCAAACATGTGCCATCCGAGGTAACTGAAGAGTGTAGAAACCAAGTTGTTAAATTTTTAGATACGGTTATTCAGAAAAATTTACACGGCAAAGTTCTGATTGTTATTGATTCTCTTGGAAATCTTATAACAACACAAGAAAAGAAAAAAATCGAAGAGGGTAGTGATACACCGGATATGGGTAATAGAGCAAAGGCGCTCAAAAGCATGTTAAGAGCAATAACACATTATGCTGCAAAGGCGAATTGTCCTGTTATTTTCACAAACCACATTTACGATGACCCATCTCAACTACATCCATCAGCATTAAAGAAGCAAGCTGGTGGCTCTGGCCCTCTTTATATGGCATCGGTTATTATACAGATGGCAAAAAAAACAGAACGAGTGAGTGATAGTAAGAATAAAGATTCAAACGAAGAAACAACATTCCTATCAAAAGACATTAACGGTTTAACTTTAAGGGCATTAACTACAAAAAATAGATTTGTGGTTCCATTTTTAGAATGTGAGATGTATTTAAATTTTAAAAATGGATTAAACAAATACTCTGGATTGGTTGAAATGGCAGAAGCATATAAAGTAATCGAAAAACAAGGACATCGATATGTTTTAGATGGAGAAATGTTAGGCTTTTTCAAAGAATGGAAAACAAATCAAGAAATTTGGGGTAAAATTCTACCAAAACTTGAAGATAAATTAAAAAATGAACTATCATTTAAAAATGAAAATGTGACCGAGGAATTAGAATAGGTTTTTGATTGCCTTTTTCAAAACTATACATTAGTATTTTTATATGGCAGCTAAAAACCTATCATTGGATTTAGACTTTTTTGAAAAGATTATAATTTATAATTGTTTAACCGATCAAAATTATTTAGAGACAATCATTGAGCATTTAAAGTCTTCTTATTTTAAAGAAAAACAACACGCAACTATAATTTCTTTGGTTAAAAACTTTTATTCTGAACATAGCGTCTTTCCAAACCTAACAGAATTAAAAGCGTATTTAACAACACAAGAACAGAGAGAACACTTCAAAGAAGTAATCATATCTTTTAATTCTATTGATAAGAATTACAATAAAGATTTACTAATAAAAAACACAGAGAAATTCTTAAAAGAAAAGGCAGTGTTAAACACAATGTTTGACACGTCAGTAAATGTTCAAAGTGGAAATATTGATACTGCATCGATATTAAAAAAGTTTGAAGAAGCTTGTAGTATATCATTGGTTGATAATATTGGATTTGATTACTTGGAAGATATTGAAAAACATTGTGAAGATTTACAAAAAGTTTTTAAAACTGTTTCAACTGGTTGGAAATGGTTAGATAAAAATCTTGGTGGTGGATTTATGGCAGAAGGAAGGGCTTTGTATGTATTTTTCGGTATTACAAACGTAGGAAAATCCATATTTCTCGGAAATATTGCAACAAATATCTTAAATCAAGACAAAACAGTTGTTTTAATTAGTCTAGAAATGCCAGAACAGGTATATGCAAAAAGAATTTCGGCACAATTATCAAAAATACCTTCTGATGATTTAAAATTACAAATAAGTCCACTTAAAAACTTTTTAAATCAATATAAAGTAAAAAATAAATCAGCTAAATTGGTTATTAAAGAATTTCCACCAAAAGGTGTGACTGTTTTAGGTATTAAAAGCTATTTAAAAAAACTTGAAAAGAATAACATTAAGCCAGATGTTGTTATTATTGATTATTTGAATTTGATAGCACCACCAACAAATGGACTTAGTTCATATGAATCTGTAAAACAAATATCAGAAGAGGTTAGAGCACTATCATATCACTTTTCGTGTCCAATTGTGTCTGCAACACAAGCAACGAGAGCGGCTGTAACAACACCAAAACCAGAATTAGATAAAACCAGTGAATCTATGGGTCTTTCGCATACTGTTGATGCTCAAATTTCAATTTGGACAGAACAAGGTGATTCAGATTTGGGAATTATTCACATGGGTATAGAAAAAAATAGGTTTGGTCCTAGACAAGTTTATACACACCTCGAAATTGATTATCCAACATTATCTTTATCAGAACCAACGGACGCTATGTTAGATCTTGTTGATTCAAAATCAGCAAGACCTCCAAAAATTTCGGATGATATTGAAAAAAATTCAATAGATGAAATCGAAAATTCAAATATTTTTGAAACTTTGAATAGTTTTGAAAATGTAAGTTTTGATGATGAAAAATAAGTAACTGATTATAAATATCCTTATGCAAAATAAGATTTATCAAATCTTTACTCATAAGGACTTGGATGGTGCAGGAAGTTTATTATCTTTTATTTGGTCGCACCCACAAGCAACTATAACATTTACAGAAATAAATAATAATGAATTATTTAAAATAAAGGATTATGTCAAAAAAACATTTAATCCTCCAAGTATTTTGATATTTGATATCTCTTTGAGAGATGAATTTTTACCAGAACTAGATAATAGTAACATTACTATAATAGATCATCACAAAAGATCTGAAAACAATATATCAAAATTTAAAAATTCAAAAATAGTATATAAAGATTTTTCATCAAACACTCTTCTTTTGAGAAAGTTATTTAAAAACAAAGAGAATGATACATTGGATGACAAAAAAAAGAAGTTAATTGCATATATAGATGATTTTGATTCTCAAAAAAATCAATTTAAAGAGTCATACGACTTGAATATTATTTTTTGGACACAGTTTAAAAATGATTTTACTGGTTTTATAAATTTTTATAAAGATGGTTTTGTTCCTTTTACAGAAAAACAATTAAAATTAATAGAGTATACTAAAAATGTAGCAGAAGAAGCTTTAAAAAATATAAAATATTTTTCCGGTGAGTTAATAATAGAAGGTTTTCCAAGAAAAACATTAGCATGTTTGACTAATACTACTAACTTGATAGTTATTGATAAAATAATGAATAAAAATGAACAAAATTTATTCTTTTTCATAAACACTGAAACCGAAAAGGTTAGTATTAAACAAAAAAAATCCAACTCGATGATAGATTTACCTAATTTTACAAAAAAATATTGCGACGGTGATGGTAGTTTATTAAATTGCGGTGGAAAAATAACACCATTATTCATGGAACTGACAAAAAAACTTAACCCATTATGATAATCACATCATCACAACAACTAGAAGAACTATCTAACCCCTCGAATGCAATAAACGTGGAAGAATTCGAACAGATAACCATGCGATTTGGTGCTTTTGTTTGTCTATGTAGGGGTAAGAAGATGAATTATTTGAATTTTTTAAAATATTTGATAGAAGATAAAAGGACACAGAAAATTTATTTTGCTTTACTTGGAGAAAATAATCTGCATAATATTATCAGATTGTATCTAAGCTCTACACCCAACGTGTATAAAAAAATGTTTAGATCCAAGTATCACAAAAAAAATGAATGAATTAACAGATTTCGAGAAATTTATATATAATTCTTATTTAAAATATTCAAGATTTGGATTGCCATTTACACCAAGAAGAGATTTTTCAAACATTGACGATAATATCGTTGTTTATCTTAAAAAAATTTCTTATTTTTTAACAAAATATAATCACATTAGCGTTGATGAATACTTTAAATCGTTTGTAGAAATACATAAAGACGAAAAATACCCACAATTAGATTTTTTTTATAGTAGATTAGCACTTAAAACGTATTCTTTATATAAAAAACAGCAAGAAAACAGAGATCCAGAAAATCAATTTGATGAAATCAAAAACGGATTTCGTTTTATTGGTAATTTTTGTATTGAAAACAACATCGACATTAAAAAATATCTACAACATAAAACAGGTTACATGTATTCTTGGTTAAATCATTATAGAGAACATAGAATAAACCCATATTGTTTGATGGAACTTGGAAATGTTGTTCAAATTTTAGATGGAATACAAAAAGATGAAGTGTCTCTATTCGCAGATAATCTTAATAACACGTTTGTTGCATTTAAAACAAGATATATGAACTCAACCAAAACAATATCTCTTGTCAAGCAAGCAACAAAAAAAATAGAGGATTTCGTAAAAAAAGAGTTGACCCAAAAGTAATCTGTGATATATTAATTTTACCATGAGCAATAAATACAACCAAAGTCTCTTTGATTCACTCAAAGACGCATTAGCAGACAAAAGCAACGTGGAATCCTCTTTCAAGGATTTCCTCAAGTTCGAGCCAGATAAGACATATGTTGTCCGTTTGGTTCCAAACATCAAAGATGGAAAGAAAACACGTTTCCATTATTTCCAGCATATCTTTGATAGTTGTGTGACAGGAAAGAAAATCTCTGTTCTCTGTCCAAATACATACGGAGAAAAATGCCCAATTGATGAACATCGTTCCAAGGTTTGGGCAACTAAGAACCAAACATTGATTGATCAGGTAAAACCTTTGAAGAAATCTGAAAGATGGCTCTATAACGCATATGTCATCAAAGATCCGACCAATCCTTCTAATGAAGGAAGTGTCAAAATCTTGAACTCTGGTGCTCAGTTGCAAAAAATTATTCAATCTGCAATTGATGGAGATGACTCTGACGAGTTCGGTTTTAGAATTTTTGATCTTTCCGAGAATGGTTGCAATTTAAGGATCAAAGTTGAGAAGAATGATGGTGGTTATCCTTCTTATACAAGTTCTAAGTTCCTTTCACCATCAAAAGTAGATGGTCTTACAGATCAAGATTCTGCATATGAATCTGTAAAAGACTTAGATTCCTTCTTCCAAAGGAAGACTTATGCAGAAATCAAAGAAATTCTCGATGTTCATTTCTTGGGTAAAGAAAAAGCAGAATCTATTAATGAAACAGTTGAAGAAGACGAGATTGAAACGGTTCGTGAAGAACCAAAGTCAGCAGTATCTGACATCGACAAAGAGATGGAAGACATTTTGAAGGATCTTTAATATGTCTCCACAGCAAGAAGCTCTGGAAGCTGCAAAAATGGCGGCGATGATTGGTTCACAGTTAAAAACTGTGGACCAATTGTCTATTGGTGGGTCTATTCCAGCAAACCGAATAAACATAAACGAGTTTATTGGATGTGTAAACAACCCAAATGCAAGAATAACTAACAAATTTGCACAACCACCGCCTGGATTTGCTGCGCCAATTCCAGAAGAAGTAATTCAACAGCAGATTCAGTATACTCCTTTGGTTATACCAACAGAACAAACTCAACCTGTTCAACAACAAATTCAACCGGTCCAGTCAGTTTCTATTCCAGAGGCTAAAACAGAACCTATTATTAAAAATGAAAAGGTTCAAGTTAATAGTATAAAATCTGAAAACGGTTTAGTGGAAGATATCGCATCAATAAAGAAAAGTGTTGACCAAATCAATAAAAATCTGGTAAGATTAGTGGACATTATCAGAAATAAGAAATGAGCGATCTAGAAATACCAATTCCCAAAACATCACTTGAAAAACTTTTAAAACCAGTAAACAGGTTAACAGAAAGTTGTGTCTTAAAAAGTTCAGATGACTCAATATATACTGTATGTTCATCTAATGACAATAGTGTAATTTTGTATGCAAAAACCAAATTACCGAACACAATAGACTCTATACGTTTAAATTTGATCAATATTAAAAAGTTATTGACTGGTTTAGAATGTTTGGGTGATGAAGGAGATTTTAGTATTTCTTATAATCAAAATAACATTGTTTGTAAGTCATCCAATAATGAAAATGGTGAAAACACTCATTTTAAATATCATTTAGTTGATGATAATATTATTAAAGAATCAACTGTAAATGTTCAAAATATTGCAAAATTGAAATTTGATACTATTTTTGAAATTTCTACTCAAAAATTGAGACAAATCATTTCTGCATATTCTTTTGTAAACGATGTAAATAAAATTTACTTTTATACAAAAGAAAACATGGTTTATGCTGAAATAAATGATAGAACATTACAAAATATAGATAATGTTTCATTGTTAGCATCTTCTTCTTATCAAGGCGAAGAAATAAAAATACCACTTTCCGTTAAAATTGAAGTTTTTAAAATTCTTGCATCGAATAAAAACTCAATAAAAGTAAAAATAAACAACGAGTTTAAAGTTTTTGTTTTTCAAACACAAGAAGACGAAAATACTGAGTTAAAATATATTATTTCTGCTCTTGTTAAATAATAAATTTGTGGTAAATTGTTTATATGGCAAAGAACAAACTTACAACTGTTGGCTATTTTATTAAAAGATTAAGAGATTCCGGTTATGTAACCGATAAAGTTTATACTGGATATGCTAAGATAGATCCAAGAGCATGGACTGTCGTTGTTGATCCAAAACATACTTCTGTTTTTATAACTTGTTATAATAATCACAACTGTTTTGGAGAAGAGTATTTTGAATTTCATGACGGGGGGCAGTTTGTTCCAGAAAGATTTAAATTAAAAACTAGTTCAATTGAAACTGTAATTGAATATTTGGTTAAATTTAACATAAATAACAAATCAGATACATATAGTAAGTAGTTGTTATGGCGAACTATAAGAAAAAATCTGTATCTCAAAATACAAATAATCCTTCGCTATCGTCTGAGAGTATTCAGCAAAAAAAAGGAATGACCGATGCTGATGTACAAGAATTAAATAAAAAAGTTTATGCCGCAATAAACAATTTAGAACTTCAAAAAAGTTTAGATAGATTTCTTAAAGAAAATAGAACCCAACAACAAACCGCATTAAGAGATTTAGGTCTTTTAAAATCAATAATAACAGAATATTTAGATTCTTTTATATTGTTTGGTTATAGTATAGATGGTGAAAGAGTAATTATACAGAATTTTGAAAAATCTAAAGACCGAGATGCTCTTATGGAATTTTTAAAGATAATTTTTTTTAAACAACAACAAGATAATTTTTTAGATGATTGATTATGGAAGAAGAAATACAATATTGTAACACAAGTGCGACAGGTCCAACATTAGGAAAAAGTCCTTTATTAGATCCTTCACTGTTTCCTGTTGGATCTGCTACTTTTCTTAATCCAAATTATAACATTTTACCATTTCTTTGTAACTTGTTACAAGTTTCTAACGACGAAACAATCAGTCCAGTTTTAGTCGAACAACCAGAGTTTGATATTACACCATATACAGATTTTAGTCTTTTAAATAATGTTGGAGATTCTAGAGTTTCTTTGGGTCAATCATTGTCAGCCGCATTTATATATTTTTTACCAAGAGTAATTGTTCAAAATGAAGTTATTAAATCTGGTGGAACTCAAATAATAAATAATTACATTTGTGATGCCGACGGGAATGTTAAAAAAGAATCACAAACAGTACCGGTTATTTTATCTTTAGATTTAAGTGGTGAAAAAAGTTATAAATATGGTGCAATAGAAGTTCCAGCACAAAAATATGAACCAGAAGAGTTATTAAAAAGATTTACTGGAGATGATATTACAAACTTTGTAAAAAATTATGTGCAGTCAGAAAAAAATAAACATTCTGAATATTTTGTTAGTTTTATTAATACACACTTTATACCAGCTGGGTGGATACCAACTTTAAAATGTCATAGTAATTTAAATATTTTTTATGTTGAATTGACTCTTAATACAAAAAAAGTTTATTTAAAATATTATGATGACGTAAAAGAAAATGTAGCAAAATTGTTAGGAATTGATACCATATATTCATATGAAAATCCCCCAAAAATGAGTAGTCAAGCACAAGCTTCTGCTGTTTTTGGAAAAGTAGAAGATTATAAAAAAATAATGTCTTCTCTAGAATTAGAGAATAATTTTTTAGATTTTGTTTTAAAAAATTATTTAGAAGATACAACTAAAACTTTTAGTTTTTTCGATTCAAATACGGCAACTAGTAAAAGTATATTCGATAACTTAGATTCGATTTATAAATCTTATAATAACAATATTTCCGAGATAAAAGTAACTTAACATTTACCTAAACCGTTGAAACTTGGCGCTGGGTTCATTGAACCATCTGGATTAAATGAATAATTTCCAGTTTCTGGTGTCAAATTAACATAATTTTGACCGTTAAACCCATTCCCATCACCAACAATGTTGAATCTTTTGTTTCTTTTTGACTTTGCGGCTGAAACGTTTCCACCAAAACCAGCACCACCGCCACCACAAGACATAATATCTCCTAAATTGGTATTTCCCGGTGCGGATCCCATTCCCTTTTTCTTTGCAGGAGTTGGTACATGACTTGGTGATGGTGCTGCTGCTCTAGAAGAAGCCGCGTTTGCATGACCATCAAACGCAGGAACAGAATAATCGTGTGTGTGATCAGTTGTGGGAGAACCATGTGAATGTGAAAAAGTAAATACAGGTGTTATTTGTCCTGGAACAACATAACCTACAACATCAGTAACAACTGCTCCACCATATGTGCAAGTACCTTTTCCTATTCCAATCACTTCTAAAGGCATTGCACCATATGGATACCATCCAGTTAAACCATACCCAGTTGGCGATGCTTCATTATCTACTTGGGTTTTTAATAAAATACCGGAATATGCATCCATTATTTTTCCATAAATATAAGACATTCCTTTATCTATAGCAAAAAGTGACAATACTGCATATACATCCAAGCATATTGATTTTTTTAATGCGTCATATGCTTCTAAAATTGTAGCTTGGTTTCCATTTAATGGAGTATTCCATGTTGCATTATAATTTATTTCATTAGTATCACCGGTTGGGGTGGTACTCAATCTTTCGGATGGGCATGTAATATGTGTACAACACAATCCACCATCCATTACTAAACTACCTTTTAGTCCAATATCACCAGTAACACTTAGTTTACCAGCAACAATCGTATTATCTGCCTCTATTCTGCAACCATTATCACCAGAACCGTCTTTGGCATCTATTATAACATTTTTTCCTTTAATAATAGTTCTATTCGCAGATGTTAGAACAAGTTCACCCTTTGTAGCTGCAATTGTTGCAACCGCAGCATTAGCTTGTAATTTACCAGATGTATTAACTTCAACTCCCGGTGAGCCAGCATTTACTGTTAATTTATTACAAACGTTTACAACAAGACTTCCTGGATTTATTAATGGATCAGAATGTATTGCATGTTCTGTGCTTCCACTAGTATCTAAACACAACCCTGCTCCAACTTGCTTGGCTTTAACAAGAGCAAATGGAGTTACATGTTGACCCTTTTCTCCTTTTCTAGTAACAACAGTTTCCGCATCATTAGGAACTAATCCAACATCAATTACAACATCACCGGCATATCTTTGAACTTGACTACCACCAGTTCCAAGTTTTTTTTGTTGTTCTTTTATTTCTTCTTGTTTTGATTCTAATTCCTTTGCTGCTTTGTCGTTTGCTTCTTGTATTGCTGTTATTGCGGTTTTTACTTTACCGTTTTTACAACCCGGACTTCCGCAACCCTCACCGCCGTTTAAAGTTGAATTTGGTGTTGCTGTTAAAAACGGAACAATCAACATATTTACGTATTTTTGTATAACATCCCACGGAAATGGAAATTTTGGTAAATAATCTCTTACTATTTTAAATGCTTTATCAGATATTTGTTGTGCTCTATCTGTTAAAAATTTTTGAGTACAAGTCGGACACGGCATATCTGCACCTTCTGCATTTTCTATGGTGTCCATTTTTGTTTTATCAACACTTTTTGTTAATTCTTGTAATTTTTTTGCTGCCTTTTGTTTTTCTTCGGTTTGTTCTCCATATTGAACAGTATGGTTTCCTTGAATATATTCATGTTTATCACCACCATAGTTCCATTGAACGTCTCCTCTTACAGAGAAATATAAATTTTGACCAGCATGGATGCACATATCAGAAGCAGCTTTTAAAGTTACTGTTCCTCCGATAAATTGAATCAAACTTTTAAATTTGTCTTGTAATAAAACATATGATCTATCATCGGGTATAAGAGATCCAAACTCATCAACCCTAACTTGATTTTTCATCTCAAAAATGCCAGCTTCTGATGCAATAGTATTTGCTTGATTTGTTTCAGTTTGAGTTGTTTTTGTTTGCTGTGGCATATTTTTATTTATAAAGATTTTTTATTAATCAACTTGTCATACCAGCAGCAGCTGCATTAGAAGGTTCGTATACATTTGCAAAATAAACTGGGCGTTGTGGGTTTTCTGCTTGAAAGAATACCCAAACCTTTGCACCAACAGCTGGACAAGAAAACATACCAGCCGGTCCACCTATTCTACCGGCATTAACAGATCCTGTTGCCATTTGAAGTTGGTTCGTTGTTCTAAATAATTTATTACCATTACTACCACCAGTGTATGTTCCATTTGCTTTTTCAGATGCTTTCATGTTTTCTGCTAGTAATTGTTTTTCGTTGTTTGTTAAAAAATTACCAGTTGATGCTCTTTGTACTGGACCGTATGCCGTTGATATACCACCCCATCCATATGGGTTCCAAGAAGAAACTAGTGACTTATCTTGAAAAGCTATTTTATTTCTTCCACCATATTTTGAACCAAAATATAAATCTTCAGAATAATTTATAAAAGATTTAGTATTATCATCTGGATTATATATGTTTCCATTTTTTCCATGTGCTCGCCATGCATCATTACCCATTTGATATAATCCATATGATGGTCCACTTGTTGTTTGTGGGTTGAAACTACTTTCTACACTAGCCATTCTAGTAAAAAGATGCGCCCATTCTTCCTTTGAACCGGTGGTAATACCATATGTTTTACCATCATCTGGTATTATGTATTTACCACCATTTGATGCTGGGTCAAATTTACTACCATTTAAAGAATTTAAAACTCTTTCATACTGTGTTTTAAATGCTGGAGACATAGATTTAGTATCACCAATTTCAGTAGAACTATAATTTAATGTTTCTCCGGTATAAGCACCATCTGATCTTACAAAACCATCATTCTCAATTTCTATAGGACTAACTTTACCACTAACTGGTTCATTTGTTTTTGGTGCTTGTGCATATCTTTGTAATGTGCCATTTTTATATTGATTTCCTATATTTTCAAACCACGACGGAGAACCAGCCAAATTTGTTTTAACGCTTTCACTTGGACTATTTCTCCAAAAAACACTCTTACTTCCATCTTGTCTGAAACCAACGTGTATATGATTTCCTTCCCATCCAATTTCGGTAGCACCACCTTGGGTCATCCACCAATTAACTATTCTTTCTTGTTCAACTGGACTAGCTGGCATCGCAACATCTATAGCATTTCCTGATAAATGTAAACTAGTTTGAGAACCTCCTTCTGGCACATAGTCTCTTTTTGCACTAGTTATGATTGCATTTGGAAAATTCGCAGCAAATCCACCTAAAGAAGCTTTCATTGTTTCACTTAACCCGGCATCACTTTTATTCGGTGCAAATAATTTTTTATAATCAGCAGTAGCACCTTGATATGAAAAGGATTGATCAGTTGGAAATGGAGTTGGTTCACCAGTATCAGTATTTACTGGTGCTCCAGTACCACCACCCCATATTGGAACAGCTGCTTCAGCCCAAGGTAATAAAGACAATAATCTTTCTTTTATTTCTGAATCAAAAATACTTTCTTCAAAAGTTTTAAATTCTATGTTTTCTAATTTTTCATTCCAGTTATTATATAATGTTGTTGATATATGTGGAATATAAACTTGAACACGACCTCTATTTTCTGGATCATTTGTATTAACTACAAGACCAACATGATTCCCAACTGCTGTTTTCATTTATTATGTTGATGGTTTTTCAGTTTTAGTTTCTTCTTTCTTTTTAAATGGATTTATTGCATTTAATCCATTTCCAATAGAACCCGTAAATTTAGAAACACCAGTAATTAATTCATCTTTTGCTAATGATGCATTAACACTAGCATCTTGTAAATTTTTATTCAATAATCTAAAATCTTCTTTAACGTTTCCAATAATATCAGTTGCTTCAATTGGATTACCATAAACATCCATTTTACCACCACTGTATACATTTGGACCAAGAATTTGATTAGATGTTGGAAATAAACTTGAACCGTCACCGTATCTATTATAAATTGCTTCTGCCTTTGACAGAATATCACCAATTGGCGATGCTTTAGAATATTGTGGGCCAAATTTATTAACCAATGCACCAACTAAATTTCCTTGTAATGCTGTTGCAATATATGAATAACCATAGTTTGATAACATGTCAGACATGAAAGATCCCGGATCACTTCCAATTTGATCAACAGTATCCATAATTTTTTGAACATCTGGTGGTAAAAATCCTTTTAACAAACTTAATGGGTTTGGGTTTGTTAAAATATTAGATGCTGTGTTCATAAAAGTTTGAATTGTATTTAAATAATTTAAAAACGGTCCTGACATATTAAACAAAGATGTAAAGAAATTTATATCATCCATTATTACTTGCAGTGTATCTAACAATAAACAAATTAAATCTAATGGAATAATTTCTTCTATTTTTGCCATTAACCATCTTTGTGCTTCTGCAATTAATCCATTTACCCATGCATATACTTGTTGAACATATGCAATTATACCATTATATATGTCTGATATGATAGCATTAAATGCTGCAACGACACCATTTATTGCTCTCACAAGTCTACCAACAGAACTAAAAGCACCTTTGGGCATCGAAAGATATGAGCGTGTTCTTATTGTATTACAAAATTTTTCTAAATTAGTTACTGCATCCGGATGTATGTTATTTAAAAGTCTTTCAACTAAACTTGGTGTTGTTTTCTTTGGTCCAGTTAATGGACTTTCTGCCATATTATCAGCATTTGCTTCAGTTACACCTTCTTTTCCTATTTCATCAAAACAACCTTTTTGCCATGCTGGTGTTTTTTTCAATGCCTCTTGTAATAATGGTTGTTTTGCCATCTTGAAAAAGTCATTTAAAAATGCTTCATCTATAATATATTTCTCATGACCTTGTACTGACGATGATAGTGTTTTATTATCAAATCCATATACTAATAATGCCAATAATAAATAATACTTGTTTATATTTAAATTACTAAATTGATGTTTTATTCTTGCTAATTCACCGCCAAATAAATATGGATATAATGTTAAGTTAGTTTGTTTTTCAAGTGTTCTTATTTCTTCTTTAGTAACATCTGTTTTTGCAACAGGTGTGGCTAATTTAGTTTGATCAATAACTTGTTTTGGTTTATCGGCAGGATTTTTTCTTGTTTGTGGTGGAACTTGGTTTGGTTTTGCAACAACAGAAGGTTGTGGTTGTGTTGGACCATAGTCTCTACCTAATTCTGGAAAGGTAACAGAAGGTTGTGGTTGTGTTGGACCATAGTCTCTACCTAATTCTGGAAAGGTAACATCATTTGTTTTTGCTTGTCTAGTTTGTGGTGCTGGTTCGTAGTTTCTACCTAGAACTGAAAACTCTTCATCTTTTGTTGCCATATAAAAACTTACTCGATTTTAATATTTTATCCTTGATATATAATAATTTTTTATTAATATAATAATATTTATGCCATTTTATCCATTAATCGGAATATCCGGTGCTGCAAGAGTAGGAAAAGACACTTTATGTAGAGCTTTAATAAGAGAATTTAAAAAAATAAATTTAATAGCAATTAGAAAATCAATTGCCGGTGATACTGTTAAAAAAGATTTACAAGAGTTATTAATGCAAAAACTTAATATCGATTCATTTACAGAAAATACCGATGAAAAAACTTTATTAAGACCTATTTTAGTAGAATATGGTAAACTGATGAGAAATACTTCACAAGGAAGATATTTTATAGACAACTTCGAATATTCAAGAAACACTATTAACATTATTCCAGATATTAGATATGCAGAATATAAAAGAGATGAACTTTCTTGGTTGAAAGACGAATCAAAGGGTGTTTTAATTTTTTTGGAAAGAGAAGAAATTTCAGATGCAAATGAAACCGAAAAAATTAACAATAAAATAATTAGAAATTTTGCAGACCATTATATAAGATGGGGTAGATTAGATGAAAATGATGAAAAAGAAAAAACTTTAATTAACTCTTATGCAAGAGAATTTTTAGTTAAAAAATATCTACCACTTGTTGATTGGACAGTGAGAAGCCTTTAGGTATGTTTTAACTGCCATATAGCATCCACACTTAGTACATCTATCTTGTGCGGAGTTAAAAAATTCACAAGAATTACATATCGATTTCCTTTTGGAAACTTCATCGTCACTAGCATTTATCGGATTACCAGTAGCAACACTTTGAACCGTTTTAACAACATCTCTTCCTAAATTTTTTGCCATCTGTACAGCAGATGGAAAAGTTTGTTTATTTGAGTTTGCCAATTTACTTATTTGATGTTGTTGCATCATATTTTTTAAATAATCTTTACCATTCATAATATTAGAAATTTGTATCTTTTTTGTTCCAAACTTTATCAAAACTATCTATTTTTACAGCAACAACTTCAGTTATATAAGTTTCTTGTGTAAACAAATGACTAACTTTAGTTATTAACCATTGACCAAAAAATCTGTCATCAAATGGATTGGAATCATAATCCATTCTGTCTATAAAAATAAAACGACCAGGTGATCTGATTGTTAATCCATATGCTTGGAAACATATTGATTGATTCAAAAAAATAGAATCCAATATCATTTCATTTCTTTTTATATCTTCATAAACAAATGACCCATTATAACTTTGTTTTGTTTCAAACATTAAACCTGATTGTTTTGTTTTATTTAAATTTAAAAGTATTTGAGCATCTCTTCCTTTTGTAAAACTATATAAACCACCTTTAGCGTATTTTTCTAATGTTTGTATAACACTATCTGCTGTGTTATTTTTTACTTTTATATGGAAAGAACCGGTTGAATGATCGTAGTAACTAATTCCAGAATTAGTTATTCGATTGTCATCTGATGCAACCATTGGTGAAAAATAATATTTTTGTATTCTTGATGCTATTGGAGACATAACATCACCAGTGTCTGTTGGACCTCTGGAAACATGAGGTTTGTTTTTTTCATCAAATCCACTAGATGCTTCTAATATCAATCTTTCTATTTGTTTACCAGAAGAATCTTCAAAATATTTTAAAACCGGAACCAAATGCCATTTTTTATCTTCTGTGTGTCTACCAAAATCCAAAATAACAGGTCCACCATCTGATGCAACACAATATGGTAAAATGTTATACATATCATCTAATGCACTATACGATGCGGAGGTATGATACGGTATTTTGTTATTTGAATGACCAGAATCCCAATTATCATCAAAACTAGCAAATGGAATAGATGGCGTATCTATATTTTCTCCTTCTTTAAACCCAACATTTAAAATGCTGTTTGAATCAAAGTTAGGATTTGGGTTTGTACCAGCTATTTTTATTAATTCTTTTAATAACTGATTTGGGTTTATAGATTTTTCCGCATCTGTAAGTTCATAAGGTTTTTTATTTGTATTGTTTAGTTTTACCGCTAAATTAGCTGATGACCATTCTAAATTTCTTTCTTTTAATATCTGATATCTTTCGTCTATAAAAATATATTTTCTTTTTTTAATTTGAGCATTTGGCGTTGGTAAATCTTGTACATCGGTTACAACAAAATCAAACGACATTTCCCATTTGTCTTTTGGAAATAAAGAATTTTTTTCTTGAACTTTATCGTTTTCACTAGCTAATGGTAAAATTCGTATTGCTATTTTATTTCTACCATCTGTTCTATCAATATAAGGTGCTTTTACTTTTTTAATGCTGGAATTTTCAGTAGAAAATTCAGTAGAATTTCCTCTTGAAAAAATTTCAAATGAAGTGTTTAAAACAATATAACCAGTTGTTGGCCAATTTTGAAGACTTTCTTCTATCATCAATGAATCAATAAAGAAAAATGGAACACTCAAAGGTTTCTCACCTTCAATTTGATTGTACATCAAAATTTCAATGTAATATTTTTGATCTCTAATTTGGTGAATATATCCAAGTTTATTGTTCATATTTTATTAACAAACAGCTTTGTTTAAGTCATTCATTAAATCGACATGTAGTTGATTAAATACAAATGATACATTACAGTTAATTTCATTTGGATCTTGGTTAGAATAATTTAATTCACTCAAATTTGTTGGAAAAGCATTCGTATATTCAAAAGAAATAATTTTTTTATTATATTCATCTATCCCATATATCCAAAATCGTGTAGAATAATCTGACATCGGATTTTTTAAAATAGCTTCTTTATTAAATTGATTCAATTCGGTTATAGCTGAATGAGCTTCTGCTGTACTTTTCTTCGCATCATTTAGTAAATTCAACCAACTCCATAGAATCCAATAATTTTTGTAGTTGTTATCAACTAAAAATTTTATGTTTAATTGTCCATATTCTGGTCTTGAGAATGATGAAGTTTGATACGATTGACCACCATATGGAACTTTTATAGATGGTACTGAAATAGAAGGAACAGGTGAACCAAATATTGAAATTTGTAACGGATCGGCATTAAAATAATCACCAAACCCCTGAGTAAAATTGTTTTTAAGTGCTTTTGGAATATCCAAAACCAATATGAATTTATCGTTTCTTGATCTGTTTAGTGGTGGTTGTAACATATTAAAATAAAACTATTGGGTAATAATCTTCTCTCTTATATAACTTATCAGAATTATCTTTTTCTTTTTTATTATCTACTTTAGGTTGACCCCAACTTAACAACCAACGTTGTAATTCTGCTGCATCTTCATCGCTAGTCTGTACTGTATTTTCTTCAAATTTACCTACAAAAGAATAAGATGCATTTGTAACTATATTTTTCTTAAAAGTTGATATAGTTCCAGCAAATATTGGACTTTTTTTAATTAAATCTGAGTTATCTGCTAATGGTTTAATAACCAATGGTCGTCCTTGATCATCATAATCTATTATATTGTAATATTTTTCAGCAATTGCTGGGTCTAAAATAAAAAGACCCCATATTAATGACATAACTCTATCATCAAAGTCGTCATTTTTTCTTTTACTGTATGTAAAGTTTGGGTGTTGAACAAAATTATTAAGTTCTAACAACGTATCCATATCATACAAATTAACAGCTTTCAAACTATTCATCCAATATCTAAAATTTATAACACCACGATAACGTGTGTTAGTGTGATTATATATACCAAATCTATTTTCTTTATTATAATGTTTGCTATTTCCCTCTAAATTGTATGTTACAACTGATTCATAATTGTGAGTATGACATAAAACATCAAGAACCTGTTGACCATTGTTATTGTTTTCTATCAAAATTGGTGGTCTACCCCAATCGTCTAATATGCCCATCAATCTAGTTCCAAAATGATAAGGGCTAATTTGGTTTGATGCAAATATAGCAACTTGTTTTATGTTTGTTAAATCAGAGAAATCTAATATTTGAGCTACTGTATTTGACCTTCCAATACCTTCTCCAACGTCAACACCTATTGCATAAAAACTATTTGGGTTTGGTTCGTGGAATATTTTATATGCACCATCATCCATTACCATTATAGGTTCTTTGCATTGTGCTTTTAATGCTTCCAACAAATCTGGATCAATTGCGGTTTTACCTGGTTCGTGGAATACGTTAGCATATTCTTGGTCAAAATCTTCTTTTGATCCCATCAATGCAATTGTTTTTTGTTTCCATTCTTCGTCTCTTCCTGGAACATCCCAGTAATTAACAACTTCCAAATGCCACTCGCTGTTTGGTTTTTGAGATTCTTTGTATAATTCGTAAAATTTATTTTCTGTTCCATTTGGAGTACTAATCACAACAACTTGTGACTTCTTCATTGAAGAAATAATTGGTATGGCAGACTTCCAAAGTTCTTTCATCAAATCGTTTGGACAGTGAGCCATCTCATCAATGATTAACAAATTACTAGTAGAACCTCTAGGACCAGAAGAAGATGTTGTGCTTACTGTTATAGCAGAATCGTTTGATAGTTGAAATCCGTCTCTTCTCCAAGATTTAACGCTAGGTTTCATCCAAACAGGAAGTTGTTCAAATGACATTTTAATTCTTGCAAAAATTTCTTTTGCAGTAGATTCTTTATTAGCAACGATGGTTATTCTTTTATCTGACTGAAAACAAACTAACCATAAAGCATAAATTGTTATAGTTGTGGTTTTACCGCTCTGTCTAGAACTTAAAACTACATTAAATCTATTTCCTTTAAAAGCCTTTAACAAACTTTTTTGGTACTTATATAAACTAATTTTTTCTTTACCTTCTTCTGTTATTATGTAAAAATAGTTTTCTGCAAAATGAAGAACACTTTTGGCACAAAGTTTTAATTCATCTTTCATCTGAGGAGTCCATTTGAACAATGAATTTCCTCTTAATAAATTTTCATTACCTTTATAATATGTACCATCAACAACAATATCTTCTGGTTCAATTTCTTCAATCGATTCATCTTCAATTGTTTCTTTTTTAGGTCTTCCCATAATATTTTACAATAAATATTTATTAATAAACAAGAAAAAACAAATGGATTATAAAAATAACACAGAACATTTGTTGGGTAAAGACGACAAAAAGTTGCCGTTTTATAGCAAATGGCCAATATATAAACTTAATAATTTCAAAAATAATTGTTTATGGAAAAAATTTCAAAATAAATTATTAGAATTAAAAGAAAAAGATATTTTAAAAAACATAGAAGATGAAGATATTGTAGATTATTTTACAAATAATCCAGACATAGATTTTGAGATTTTATTTTTCAAAGATAGTATGCCAAAGCAATATATATTTAAAATTGATAATGAAATTTATTCTTATACTTTTGGATATTGTAGTAAAAGAAAGTTTGTTGTTAGATTTTATTTTGATTTAAATAAATTCTTTAGTTTTTAATTTGTCTCATCAACTCTGAAATTATTGGCCAAACATATTCAGATTTTAATAATTTTAATTTTGTTCCTTGTTTTGGTGCAACTGTTGGATTTTTTATTTGATTATATTCACAAACCAACCACCATAATTCTATAGTATTGTAATATTTATGTGATATATAAACCCAAGAATCGCTTGGTTTTACGACATATTCATCTTCAGCAGAACTATCGTTTGCAGGAAATATATTTATAGCTCTTAATAAATTATAAAACCTATTTTTATTTTCATCTTCATACAAATTAAAAAAATTTTCATACCTATAAACAGATAATTTTGGTAGATCTGGAAATGATGATTGCGGTGTCATAATGTTTTATTGGTTTGTGTTTGGTGGAGGGTTGTTTCCACCATAACTATTTTTAACACTTTCAACTACGGCAGAACCAACATTTTTTACAGCATTGACCGTTTCATCTCTCAGATTAGCCGCCCATTCCGGTATTCTACCAGCATCGGTAACTTCTATTTTAGATCCTCCGATGGCACCTGAAAATATGTTAGAACTTTGAGATATTAAATCTCTGAATGTGATAGATATTTTATATGCTTCCGGTATCAAAATTTCAGATGGTCCAAACCCTGAAAAATCTTTCATTCTTCTTGTTGTACCAATACTATCAACTTTAAAATTGCTAACAAATGCAGCTGCCATATATACACCACCTTTAGAAAAAGTATCAACTGTATATAATTTAGGTGGTATATATGTCATCAAAGATGTTCTGGTTTTTAAATTTTGAAATGTAAAAAGTTGAACAAAACAATAATGATCAAACGCAGATTCTAATGACATGGTATTATATAATGGAAATGTTACAGTTAATTCATTTAAATTAGTGTTTGCGTATTGGTATGTGTCTTCAAACCCAAATCCAGGTGTTACCATACCAACACCAAAACCAACAGCAGCACCAATTAAATTCGCTTTTACTCCAGTTGAACCACTACCAGACCCAGCCATTCCTTTAAACATATCACCCAATCCACTTGCTTTAGTCCATTCATTTGAAACATTTCTAATGTTATCACCGTTTTTTAATAAAAATGGAAAATTATAAGAAAATCCAGTTTTTTCAGATGCATATAATTGAAGATATGTGTCAACGGACTTATCACCAGCAAGACCTTGGAAAAAATTACCACCTTGTTCTAAAAATTGTAATAAGTTTGCTGTCCATATACCATATTTAAGTTCTCTCTCTGTAACCCAAACGGAAGGAACTTCTTCTGTACTTCCAATATTTTTCCAATGCATTGAATTTACGACATCAACAATACCAGAACCTCTTGGTTTAAGTTTTGTATATGGTTTTGCTAAATTATCAAGACCAAACACAGACAGTTGTGATTGTTCCGCTGTAAAATATTTATTGGAAGCAAATGATTTATTGATCCCACTTGTTCCTGTTATTGCTTCAAGTGACATAATATTATTTATCCAATTGTGGCACTACGCCTTTCTGTTATATTCCACCATCTGGATCTTTCATCAAATATTCCGTCTCTTTGATTTCCAAATAAATATTCTTTTGATGTATTAGAACCAGAATTTACAGTAGAATTGTTAACATTAACAACAGAAGGATTGTTGTTCTTTTCAGAAGAAACCAACATTATATTTCTACTCAAATTGTTTATATTTTTATTAATATCAGAAATTGCAATTGTAATGTCTTTAAGTGCTAAATCCAAAACACCACCAGATTTAAAAGCCAAAACACTATCACTTGGAGCAGTCTCATATGTAGTATTTCCCAATTTCATTTGAATTGGTTGACCCGGTTCTAGTAAACCATCTTGAATCGGTACAAAATTTTGCGGAACTTCATCAAAAGTTTCTGGTTTGTTGTTTTGATCTCTTTGTGCAGCAGCATCTGCTCTTGTTTTTGGTGTCGGTTGCTGTTGAGGTTGTTGTTGAGGTTGTTGTTGAGGTTGCGTTTGAGTCTGTATTGGTTGTGGTGGTTGTTGTTTTGCGTCATCTTCAATACCAAAAACCTCCGCTGCAAACCCACGCATCCAACCTGGAAACCAATGTAAAACTTGCTTTCCAATCATCTGTTTCATCTTATCAAAGTTTATTTTTCTTGCACCACTTGCATCAGTTGATACTGTTGCTTCCATTATTGGCAATAAAGCATTTGATATAAAGGATAGTGGAGTTTCTTTTAAAAGATTTAATGATTTTAATACATCTTGTGGGTTGTTTGATGATAAGCCATCAATTAACCCATATATACCTTCACCCATTTTCATCAATGATGAAATAAAAGGAACTTCCTTTAATGTGTTATATATAGCAGTTCCCCAATCTTTCAAAATGTTTAATTTGCCTTGTTGTATCTCTTCTGGCGATTTACCCTCACCTTGAGTTTTGTAATCTAAAAAGGCGTTTAATAAACTTAAACCAATCGACAATGGAACACCAGCATATGGAATAAAACCAACTAAACCATTTGCAACATCTATTAATGCACCAACATAATCACCTTTTTCATATCTATCATATGCGAAATAAAAACTTATTAATGCACCGATACCGGGAATTGCTTTAGCGGCAAGTAATCCGGTACCTTTAAATATACCACCTACTAACTTAGGTAAAATTTTTGCAAATAATCCAGGAGATGCTTTTACTCCAGCTTTAGCAACATCATCACCAAACCCCATTGAAAATATTGCCTTTAACCCATCTTCTAATAGCTGACCAAATGTTGTAAACATTTTACCGGCAAGTGCAGGAATTCCACCAAGTGCTAATTTCAACCCACTTACCGAGAAAAATTTAGCAATACCTTCAACAATTCCTTCAAATTTATTAAAAAAACTTAAATCAATGTTAAACTTTTCTTCTAACCATGGTTTGATATGACTATCCCAAAACATTGATATTAATACAGCAGCAAGCCCACCAGCAAGTAATAGTTTTGCAAGAGTTCCTAGCAAACTACCACTGTCAGCTGATTCGTATATTGCATCTTTTATTTCATCTTGTTTTGATACTAATTTTGATAGTTCTTTTTGTTGAAATTGGTATAAATTTCTCTCTTGATCTCTTGCCTTACCAAACAATTCTTTAAAGAATATTTTATTTTCATCTGAGAATTCAATCACTTGTATATCTGGACCAAACGTTTTTTGTTCTGCTATATTTTCTTGTTTAGCTTTTTCCGGAACCACATTATCTATACTTGTATCTTTTAGTTTTTCTTTTGGTGATTGAAAAAAACCAGAAAAATCAGGAAGATTCATTTTAGAAAATTCTTTAAATTTATCTTTTATTTTTTTAATATTACTAACGGATTCATCGTCTTTTAATTCTGATAAACCCAAAGGATCTGTAATTTTTTTAATCTCATCTGGTTTGATGTTTTTTACTCTATTTAAAAGAGGTTGGATGAATTTTGTTTTAAAATCTGATTTTAAATCATTTAATTCTTGAGTTTCGTTATCAAAAAAGAGTTGTTTGATAAAATCCTTGGCAGTCAAAGTACCATCGTCTTTGATTTGTGAAAAAATATCTTCTATTGCTGCCATATATAGTACTTATTGTACTATAATTGTTTTATTAAGTTAAAAACAATAAACTATCGACATTAATTACCTTTTTATAATCTTCGTGTTCAACAAGTAATATTTCATCAACATCTTTTTTCCATTTTGATATTTGGTCCAAAACCTTTTGAATCAACACACTTGGTAATTTTTCTATTAATTTTACTCTTTGATCAATTCTATCTAAGTTTAAATCAACCTCGATGTCGTTTATGTATAACTTTTTAATATATTTTGAAGTCTCCATTATAAAAGCATCGGATATTATATCTTTAACATCTTCATTGTTTTTTGCTTGGTTGGATTTTTTATGAGTTTTTAACATTTGTTTGTCGTGTTGTAATTCTTCAAGAATAGAAGGAACCGACAAATCAACAGACAATGAAATATTGTTGTTTAACACTTTAATTGTTTCTTTTTCTGGAGTTACATAATTTTTAAATTTTTCAATTATATTATTTAAATCTACCTTAAAAGAAATATTATTTTTATCATCAAAAATAACATTTAATTTGTTTGATATTTTACTTTTTAGAAATATTGCTATACAATTTTTATCATAAACAGTGAAATCGTTTATGTCATTTTTATTATCTCCCAAATAATTTGATTTCAATATATCGTAAAATACATTTACGAAAGTTGTGTTATACACCGAACTGTCCATTGCAGAACCAAGTAATTCTTTTTGTTGTTTGGTGTCTATCTCCCTAAAACAAAAATATTTCTTTTTAGATGGAATCCAAATATCAACCTTAAATGTTTGTGAGATTTCATCCAATGCAACTAAAGCATTTTTAAAATCAATTAACTGTGTTTCTTCTTGTTCTGTATATTCTTCCATATTATATAAACTTATGGTGGCACATCTCCAAATTCAAGTGCTAAATCTTTTAACGATTGATTTTGTAATGCTTCCTCTGGAGAGGATTTTTTATTTTGATTGTTTTTCTGTTCCTGCATTATAGAAAAATATATATTTCTTTCAGATGGAGAAATTTGCATTATATAATCTGTTGATAATCCACATCCAGATAGTATATAAATTTCTTGATATAATGATCTTACATCATAAGAAAAAAACAATTTTAAATGTTCTAAAAAACTTAATGTATAAAAATTAAATTTATAATCTTTAAAATACTCCAACCCAAAAAGATCTGATTCAAATAATTTTGTGACGATTGAAATTACTATTTCTTGTATTTTTTGTTTCAAAGAAACAGATATTTTATCAAAAATATATTTTTTTTCTTCCAAATTAAAATCATTTAAAACAATTTTTTTATTTTTAAATTTTATGTAATCTATAAACTCATGTAAAGTGTCATTTATTAGGTTATAATCATTGGTTTTATTTAATAAAATTGAATTAAATGTTTTTAAAGAATTTATATTTGGCCATTTTAATTTTATTTCTACGTCATTGTCATACAAAAATTGTTCATCCTCAATACACAATGATGCATTATATAAATTTGTTAAATATGTTCTTAGGTCTACATTTAATTTTGTTTTTTCTTTCCCACCAGTATTTAAAAAAAACGTCACACTTGTTCCAACACTTATCATTCTAAATTTCACCAAGAATAAAATATATTCAATGATGTCAATATTTTTTAAAACTTCTTTATTTTGAACACAATTTGAAACTAAATTTAAAACAAAATTATGATAATTTAAATAATCTTCCTTTTTATTTAAAAAATTTAAATTGGCTTTTGCTAATAAAATTTGTTCATTTGTTTTTAATTCTCTAAAATTCAAAGTTGTTTTAGAGAACGGTAAATCTAAACTTTGTGAATAATATTCCACTAATATAGTTACTTCAAATACATGTAATTTCCAGTTTGACCATCCAAAACAGAATATCTATCATAAACAAATTTAATATCACTATATTTCATACCTTCTTCTGCATATGAATATGTTTCACCTTGAATTGAAATGGGGGCAACATTAAAAAATCTATATATTTTTCTTACTGCCATTTTTCTCTTAGGACCAGTTTTAGCATACATAACAACATCAGCAAAATTACACTTAACATACTTTTGTGAATTTTTGCTTCTTGCAACTAATCCATTATAGCCAACAGAAACTATCCAAGGTCTTACTATTAAATCTAAAAAAGAAGCATTAGTTTCTAACATCGTAACACTTAAATTTTGATATTTTTCTCTATTTCCAACAGTAGCGGGTGGCATAAAACCACCATATTCCAATCCCTCGTTACCACCAGCAATTGTTTCGGACGGTAACTGAACTTGTCTAGCAAACGCACAACCAACCATGTTATTAGTTGAATATTGTAGTTTTCCATCTAACAAATATCTTGTTACAGAACTATTATATGTCCAATTATTACCATATTCTCTTTTTCTCAGAGTTGACTGTAAATTATTCATCAACGAATTAACTGAGCTAAAATCAAAATATATTAGCCATTGGCTTGCTAATGATATGCTAGTCGGCCAAGAACCAAGAAGTTCTAAATAATACTCATAAGGACTCTTGTTTTCACCAAGAGCAAAAAAATCAGTTAAAGAAAGCATAATAATATTTATGCTTTAATCTTTTATTACTTGGCTAATCTCCAGTATTGATATGCTAATGTGACCTGTTGTTCTAAAATTTCACCAGCTGTGGTAATATTTAAAGTAAGATCACCTATAGTTTGACAGTAAGCACCATACAAAGTATAAGTTCTTAGTGCATTACCTTGTTTGTCCATTAGACTTAAAGTAATTTGATTTGATACATCTTTACTTGGAATGTTGTATGAACCAGTACTATTTGCATCATCAAATACTTGTTTTGTCCAATCTTCAAATTTTCTACGAATAGAAAGATTCTGTGGAACCCTAAATGTTATTTGCCAGCCTTGACTATTTGGATATGTTGCAGTTCCAGGAACATTAAACGACAATCCCATGAAAGGAACTGGAATGTTAGTAATTGATCTTCCGGGTAATGTAGTACTTGTAACATACATTAATTCATTTGTGGTAAATCTTGTTCCTCCCAATGCAATAACTCTAAATAAGTTATTACGAGCAAAGTCATTTGAAATTGCTGTGTCGTAGAAGTTTTCTATACCTTGTGTTTCGAGTATTCCAGCCATAATTTTATATTAATATTTATCCTCCAGTAGTATCATTTATTAACCATTTAACTCAGAGAAATCAACTCCAGTTCTTGTTGCAATGAAATCTGCCAATATGAATTCAGAAGCTCTTACTGGTTTAATGTAAATAGCTATTTTTAATTCATTGTTATCAATAACATCTGGTGTGTTGTTTCTTTCGTCACAAATTAATTGATAATCATATAAACCATCATTCAATTTGGCTCTGTCGAAAGTAGGCATTAAAGCACCTTTTAATCTGTTTCTAGTTGCAAACGTATTTGGTTCAAAAACAAAGTACTTTAATAATGCTTGAGTTTCTTTTTCAAGAGTCAAGAACAATCTACGAACATTGATTCTATCAAATGCGGATGGTTTACGGTATAATGTTTTTTGTCCGAAGATAACAAACCCATCGTTAGAGAAATATGCGATTGGATTTATATTGATCTTGTATAATAAATCTCTCTGTTTTTGTGTTGGGTTTACACCTAAGTCATTTACGCCATTCAACACCCCTCTGGTAAACCCAGCTGGTGCAATCCATGGGAACGATTGTTGTGATGTTGATGCGAATGCAGCAGCAGCATATCCAGACGATGGAACCCAAACTTGTTTATTTGAATTTGCATCATTTGTTTTAACCCAGTTACCATATGTTGCAACGTAACTACTTTGAATAGAACCAAATTGATTTTTCAAAGGCCAATATATATGATTAGAGAATATATAGTTTTTAGTATCTTCTACTTTGTAATTTTCACCTCTTACGAAAATATATCTCAATGGATCAGCAACGAAAACGTGGTCTTTTCTGGTTTTGTCAGCAAATGTTACAAATTGATCACCAATAGCTTTGTAGGCAATACAAGCTTCTCCGTTTGCTATGCCATTTCCAGTTGTTGCTAATAAATCTCCAAGATCTGGATTGTATGATTCATCGAAATCACTGATGTCTGATTGAGAAGTATAATTCAAATCTTTCTGTTTAGAATTAGCACCAACCCAAATAGTGCCTAACCCAGCTTCTGCTATAACATCTATGTTCATGGTATCATCGTTTTCCAATTTACGAATTATTCTTTGTAATTTTAATGGAACGTTTCCAACGTCTTTTGCTTTCTTGTCAGTATCGGATTTATATACTCCAGTTGAGTACAAATTTTTAGCTTTACCAGATACTTTTATTGTTTTAATTGGTGTACCATCGTCGTTTAACCAATTTCCTGTTGTTGATATGTAAGGATTTGTTAAAATCTTTATAGTATTTGAAGAATTATTTACAACAGTATCTAAGAAATAACTATTTGGTGTTCCACCATATTGGTTATTTTGAGTTCTTTTTGAATACAACGAGCCAGAATATCCTTCTGCTAGATTGTATTCCAACGTGATAGTGTCTTGATTATATTGAGATGTTCTTAATTTAAAAACAGTTAAAATTAAGCTATCATTAAATGAATCTAATGCGAAATCATATCCGGTTGGATAATTTTCAATAACTTTTGAAATACTGTAACCTCCAAATGCACTAGATGCTTGTGTTAAATTAAAGTTTAATCTAGAATTTGGAATTCTTGTAAATGGTTGTGTCATTCCATCTATTGAAGCTGTTGTTTTAACTGATGTTACACAGTCAAAATCTGTTGATGGGTTGAAATTTGAATTATCTGCGAGTGCAACATAATAACCTTCATAAAGATTATTAATGGATGTTTTTGCAGAATTTATAATTACCAATCCAGCCTTTCCAATATCTGAGAAATTATTAATTATTGGATTATACGATTTACTCCAAACAATATTATTTTGAGTTAATTGTTCATACTGATTATCAGTTAAAAGCATTGATATTGGTTCATCAAGTTCGTAATTATTACTAGTTGAATAGTCGTTCGTGATTTGACCAATTATTCCAAGATTTGCACCAGCAGCAGCACTAGATCCACCACCACCTACAAATTGAACGTTTGGTGATGATTCGTATCCATAACCATTGTTTGTTATTTCTATTGCTGAAATTTTACCAACAGTGTTTACGTTAAGTGGATCACCCAATTTAGCAATAGCGGTTGCTTTGATAGTTGGATTACTTCCATTTGGACCACCACCTAATAATTCAACACTAGGTGGTGTTGTGTAATCAGTTCCTGAATTAGACAATGTAATTGTTGTTACACCATATACATCAGATCCAACGCCAATATTTTTAATTGGATAAACCAATGCACTATATGTATTAGAATACCCTTCACCACCACCAGAACCATAAGGTAAACGAGTAACCATTAAGTTTGCTGGAGAATTTAATAAAATTTGTTTTGCTGTGTGGTATAAATATCTTTCAGCTGCATTAGTAGGAACACCGAAAACTTGTTCATATTCAGAAACACTTCCAATATTGACAATATCTTCAGTTGGTCCTTGATCAGAAAAACCAGTTATGAAAACATCTGTTGTTCCTAATGGTCTACTAATCAAACTTAAATCTATTTCATTGATCTGAACTCCGGGTGATGTTATAATTCTTGATGACATAATTTATAAGAATATTTATCTTTCATTTTTTACAAATACAGATATTTTATTAGAAAGCATTAAGTGTAAATAGTATTATGAACAATAAATTTGATTTAATTGTTAATTCATTATTAACTGAAGCAAAATGCACTGGACCAACACAAAAAGCATCATCCACGTCAAAAGGTAAAAAATGGATGAAGTGTGTTAAACCCCCAAAAGGAAAAGGATATAAACGAATTCATTGGGGTCAAAAGGGAGTTAGAGTTACTGGAAAATCCGGAAACACTAAAAGAAAAAAATCTTTCCGCGCAAGACATGGATGCTCAAGTGCAAAACCAGGAACACCAAAATATCAGGCTTGTAAAGATTGGTAATTTTTATAAATAATAAAAATGAATAATAAATTCACTTCTGTTTTAGAAAAATATCTAAAAGAAAACAATCCAAATGTAGCATCTCAAATAGAGGACTTAAAAAGAAAAGCAACAGCTGCACCAAAACAAGTTCAAGATGTTTTAAAGGTTACAGTTGGTGGTATGAGTAGTGCATTGTCAAAAAATGATCCTAAAACATTAGATTTGATTCAATCAATTACAAGTAAATTGGGAAAACCTGATGCAACATACAGTGCAGACGAATTAAAATTCATGGCAAATAGTGGTTTTTTACAAAATACAAATAAAGAACAACCACAAGAAGAAAACGAAGAAGAACAAAAAAAAGAAGAACCACAGCAAACACAAGTTCAAAAACAACAACAACCCGTTCAATCGTCACAAAACAGCATGACGTACGATCCGAACAAATAATTTTCAAATGAAAAAACAAAAATCGCGCCTAAAAAACGCATCTCCTGTTGTCGAAACAAATACTACTGACACTTCGCCATATGTATTTCAAAGTGAAAAAATAAATTTCGATCTTACCATCAAAGAATTACCTTGGACAGAAAAACAAAAAGAAATTATTGCTAATTTTTTAGATAAAAAAACAAAAGTTCTTTTATTAAAGGGTCCAGCTGGTACATCAAAAACTATTTTAGCGATGTATTGTGGTTTAACTCTTCTAAACAAAAGAAGAGTTTCTGATTTAGTTTTGGTAAGATCTGCTGTCGAATCATCTGATTCAAAATTAGGATTCTTACCAGGTGATATTATGGAGAAGTTTAATGTGTATTTAACACCTTTTCATGATAAATTTTCTGAACTTTTAAGTAAACCCAATATAGATAGACTCCAAAAAGACAATAGGCTTACAATTTGTCCCATAAATTTTGCAAGAGGATTACATTTTTCTGCAAAGTTTGTTTGTGCTGATGAAGTTCAAAATTTTTCTACCAAAGAATTACAGACGATCATGAGTAGAATTGGTGAATTTTCAAAAGTATTTTTGTGTGGTGATCCAGAACAAAGTGATTTACCACAAGGAAAATCAGGATTTAGTAAAGTGTATGACTTATTCAATAATGAAGAATCAAGAGAAAACGGAATTATTTGTATGGAATTAACAGAAGCTGATATTGTAAGATCAGAACTTTGTAGGTTTATAACACATAAGTTTAAAGAGTTAAATGTTCCAAAAACAGAAGAATCTAAAAAAGATTCTTGGAAACCGGGAGATCACAAATAAGTAATTAAGTTATGAATAACACACCACAATATCAAACAGTTGAAAACAGACCAATTCCATGCAATTTTTGTGGAGCAACTGTGAACGGAAGAATCATGGAAAGAGTTGACGCTAAAACAAAATCTGTTATCAAAGAATGTAAATGGGTTTGTGCTAGGTGTGGTAATCTTTCAAAGGTTGGAAACATTAGATAATGAATCTAGAGAAGATAATTGAAGAAGTCTATGATACTGGAAACAAACAGTATTCAGCTGGGTCTATGGCACCTAGAAAAGATTTTGCACCAGTCTCAACAACTGGAAACTACAATTATCCTTATCAAAAAAACATGCCGTCGGATGTTCCAACAACACCACCTCCCGATGGAACACCAAGTTATCCTTGGCCATTACATACTATTGTGGATGATTTGTCAGATAGTTTCGTGTATTTAATAGCTGCTGCAAACAAATTAGCACAGTGTGCAAAAAACAATCCAGTTATTAAACCAAAACAAAAAGACCAGCTAATAGAACTTTATAAAAAATCAAAACAAGCTTTGTTATTGATTAAAGATGTTGGTCTTTCGATAGAAAAAGTTGCAAATTTAGCTGGTCCTCAGCCACCACAATCAACAGCAAGAGGACCAGAAAGTATTAAACCGGAATCACAACCAGAAAAACCATCTGTTTTAGTTAAAGTTTCTTAATATTTTGTTGACATATTAAATATTAAATGCTAACTTTAATGCATGAAAAAATTAAGTATTCCGGTTGAGTTGTTTTTTTCAACTTTGAAAGTTTTAATGTTATCAACCATAGGCGCATTGTGTCTATGGTTTTTTGGTTTTGATTTCATCCCATCATTTTGTTTGGTGTTTGTATTTCAATATATTTTGTTTTCTTTTATTGGTAATATTATAAACAATTATTATATCCAAAAAACTAAACAAAAAGAACTAGAAGCATTGGAACCACTTTCAACTATTTTAGAATGTGCATATTGCAATACTAAAAACTTAATGACGTTCCTTCCAGACCAAAATGAAAGAATGGAATTTGAATGTTCTTCTTGTAACAAGAAAAATGTTGTTAATATTCAGTTTGTTGTTGCAAGAACAACTGAACCTGTTACTGTTTCAAGTGCAACAAATATACCTTTAATCAACGATGAAAAATAGAAATAAAAACTGGAAAACAATCCACGAAGAAACATCTGTTTTGGCTAAATGGATGGCTCTTTATGAAGCAATAAATATTTTAGCTGATAAAGCAGAGGAGAAAGGTATACCGTTTAAACAAATAGAATTAAAACCTCTTGCAATTAAGAAATATATCACGTCAACAGAAAACATCATTCTTAAAAAGTTGTTAAAGAACGATTATAATATTGATATTTGTTATGATGACGACTACGAGAGTAGAGATTACTCTGATTGTGAAATAGAAAAGATTTAATAATCTCCGTATACGGAAGTATCTGAACAAGGACTTTCTTCAAAGTAATCAAAGTTATCTTTAGATGCTTGTTCTAATATATCATTGTCATTATTTGGAGTATTTCCTTGACCAGCACCAGGACTTCCATTTTCAAAACTAAAGTCATATCTCTTAGCTTTGAAGAACCATACATAATGTCCTGCTATTGCATTTAATTGAAATTCATCAATTACTTCAGTTATCTCGTAAACAGTCGGTCCTCTTTTTGGAAAGTTTATTCTATCACTACCAAATTCAGTCAGCTTGATTAGGTCGCCCATTTTTGGTTCAGATGAAAGACCATATACTTCTGTGAATGATGTTGGGTGTATAACACCAGTCATATCACTATCTGCAATTACACCAAATTTTGATAACAAATAAGAATCATTTGTTAAATTTAAAAGTAAAATCATGTTTTTACCATTACTAAATCCAGCAGTTGGGTCTTCGCCATATAGAGGATTTGATCCACTTAAAGTTGTTTGGTTTGAATAATATGTAACGTCTTGACCAAATATGTTTATTTGTTCAAGCCACCAATTTGAGAAATTTAATCTTTCCTGTAAATTGATTTGTTTATTTAAAAACCTTAAAGATTCCATGTTATTCCTTTTCTTTTCTTATAAGAATATATTCTTGTGGTGCAATATATCTAATATAAACGCCTGTTTGTTTGATAGCTTTGTCTTTTTCGGATTCAGTCGGACAAGCATTATATTTTTTTATAATATCCATTGCTTCACCATTTGTTAATGGGACAATTCCTTTTTCACAATTTAAACATACTGTTATTTTTGGATGTTCGTGTTGTTTTTCTGTTGCTGATCTAGCAACCAAATTAGCACCGGTCTTTCTGGTTAATCCAGAGTTCATTAATCTACCAACAGTTTGATGCTTTTTATTTCCAGTGTTAGGACTTAAAAGTTTTTTGTCGTTCTGTTTAAAATAATCACCAAAACTAATATTCATTTGATATACTTACAAAAAAAGAAACCCCGCACAAGCGAGGTTTCTTTTTTATTTTATTTTTATGTTAGTATTATTTAAAATACTCGTCGCCCTTTTTAATTGATGAACCTTCAACGTCTTGTTTCTTTTTTGTTAATTTAGAAACAGCTGGTTTTGTATTATGGGACTTCATTGGCTTATTTGATCCTTTACCAGTAGCAGGAACCGAAGCTGATTTTCCTTTTACTTTTGATAAAGTTCCTTCAACCTTATGGCTTTTAGGGCTTGTTAATTTCTTTACAGCAGAATCAACATTAACTTTATCTGCTTCATCTAAGGCAAATGATTCTTTGGAAAGAGTTTCGTCGTCTTCGCCTTCTTCTTCGCCTTCTTCCATTTCACTGGAATCTTCTGGCATTTCTTCTTCATCTTCACCTTCTTCACCTTCTTCTTCTGATTCTTCTTCACCCAAAGCGGCTTGTAAAACTTCAATTAACTTGGAAGCTAAATCTTTATCCAAAGTTAAAGTAACTTCTTCACCAGATTCTTCTTCACTATCATCAAATTCGGCTAAATCTTCTTCGGCTTCTTCATCACCAAGACCCATTGTGGTATCTTCAAATGCATTAGATGGTTCAATTTCGTTTTCTTCATCTGTTGAGAAGTTGAATGTTTCTTCTGAAACAATTTTATTGAACAAAGCATCAAATGGATTTGTTGCTTCTTTGAATGTAGGAGCTTTCTTTAAAGCAGAATCAACATCAGATGTTAATTCTTTTGGAGCTTCTTCAGCATCTTCTAAATCTTCAACGTCTTCTGGTCCAGAATCTTTGATAAAATTGCTGGCGTTTTTTTCATTTTCAGAATGACCAAATGCGGCACCAACTTTTAAATTGGTTTTAACTTTGCAATCAGCTTCTTCGTTGATAATTTGCATGTAGGCTTGTGTTAATGGGTCCATAGTATTTTAAATATTTACTCTAATCAAATTACAAATCTACAAAATTATTTCTTTTTTGGCTCAACTTTATCAGAAGTAATTTTCTTACCTGATTTTTTTGCTGATTTTTTAATTCCCTTAATTATTTCTTCTTTATGTTCTTTCCCAAACTTTTTACCAGTTTTCTTTTCAATAGATTTTTCAACAGCCCAAGGATTTACTTTCTTTTTAGCTTCTTCTAAAATTTGACCATATGCTTCTTCCAATAAAATTTGATCTTTACTTCTCATGTTAATATTTACTTCTCATGTTAATATTTAATTGGCTTGTATATAGTGCTGTTTGGTTTTTCTTCTGAAATTTTCCAATGTCCCCAATGGTTTAAAATATTATTAAGCACTATATAATATATATTTCCAGTTTCTTTCTTCATTGTTCTAGGTTTAAATCTTATTTTATTTTCAACTTCAATAGATAATACATTTTTTTTTATTTCACTTGGTTGTTCTTTTACTATTTTTTCTGAATGTCCAGTAGTTGATTTTAAAAAATCATGAGAAGGTTTTTTGTTTATTGGATCATAAATAGTTAAACCATTAGAAATAATTTCAATTACAATTCCAGATTTATTTTGACCTTGACCCAATGCTAGATTGCGATCAGTTGAAAAATAATATTCCTTTGGTCCCCCTGGACTATTCGATGACATATTAGGATGTATAAATTCAACAGCTTCATCAACCGAAAGCTCTCTAAATAAAGAATAATTTAAATTTTCATTAATTATTTTTTTAAAAATTTTATCAAATTTCATATTGATTATTTAGTAATAATAGAGACTCTTTTTTTAAGTCTAAACATTGAATTAATTCATAATCATTTTCACCATTAACCCAAACTATAAATGATTTTGGAACTTTAAATTCTGTAACTTTTTCAATTATCGTAGAATACAAAGAAAGTTGCAAACTATATTTAGAATACTCGCAATTATCCAAGTGAGACAAAGAATATAACAATTTTTCCTTTCTCGGATTTTTCATTTTTATCTCTTTGTTTGTTTTATAATCGAACATAACAAATTCCTTTTTTACAAAATTATATGAAAGATTATCAATAGATCCACATATACCAGTTTCCTCGTCGCCTACTACAAATTCTGATTTTATTAAAATGTGTTCTTTTTTCCACCATTCATAGAAATTTTTAAAATTTCTAATCAATAGTGCAATATCTTGATAATATGTCTTAATAGAATTATCAGTCTTGAAATCCTTTTTGTTTTCAAAAAATAAATTTATAGCATCTTTGTCTATGGTTGTTTGTTTTCTATTAAAGAAATTTTCAACAAATTTATGAAATTCCGATCCTTTATGACATGAATAATCTCTTGCAAAGTCCCATTGACTTAAGACTTCTTCAACAGAAAATCCATCTCTTTTGGCTACCATTTCTGCTATTACCTTTGATTCAAAAGGCTTTTCAAACTTCTTAATAAGCTGAGATACTGACATTTTAGCCGGTTTCCCGCTTATTGTGTATTTGTGATCTTTTTCAAAAAACAAGATATTTGAAAAAGAACTTTCTAGTGTTATGAGTGTATCAAAATTCATTAAGCACCAAATCCAATCTTTTTTTCTTTTTTCTTTTCGCTCTTTTCTGGTTTGTATAAAAGATTGTAAATGTCTGCTATAACCATCTTATCGGTTATATTTTCTTCTATTTCTTGTTTAGAAAAACCAAGATGTTTTGCTAATTTTTTTGAATCTTCCATTTCAAGTGGACCAAACTCATAATCGATTTGAAGTCTACCTTTTCTACGTAATGCTTCATCGACATCTTGTTTTGGACAGTTATATGTCAATATAATAGGACATTTTAAAATATCTCCTAATATTCCATCTGAAATATTCAGTAGAGATGTAACAGATGAAGAATCTATTCCATCATTTAACCTTTTAACAATTGCTTTTTCAGCATCTTCAAGAATCAATATTGAGTTTTTCTTCTGCAAAAGAGAAGCAAAATTACTTGGATTATTGATAAAACTATCAACCATAATCGCTGGAATATAAATAAAATCTTTTTTAACTTGTGTTGTTAAATATTTTAGGAAAGTGCTTTTACCAGTTCCAGGAGGACCATGGAACATATAAAGTCCTTTGTTGCTTTCTGTTAATTTTTTAACTATTTCTTTTTCTACATCTAAAAACTTTTCACCGTAATTTAAACCAATATTAACATCTTTTGGTAAATCCATTTTTATTGGTTCAAAAACATATTCATCATATCTGTTTTTTATAAACAGATGAATTTTAGAACATTCAACATTATCTATAAATGGTTCAAAATCTTCCAATGGAATTTTTGGATTCAGACTGGTGTAGTAAATCATCATTTCATATGTTCTATCTTCCAAATCTTTTAATTTTTCGTTCACATTTTCTGGTGTACCAAAACTAACCAATTCCCCCTTTGAATTTGTAAAATAAGGGATTTCATCTAATTCCGCTTCTTTCACCATTATTTTTACAAAAATGTTTTTATATTTAAAAATAAAACTGCCAGCTTTAAAATTTTTATTGTTAACTCTTAAATTTTTGAGTTTACCTGATATTGAATTATATACTAAACTTCCATTTTTTAATAAAAAATCCAAAATAGGAGAATTAAAAGCCTCGTTTATATATAAAACACAAGGAATACCTTCGTTTAAAGAACTCAAATATAAAAACAAAGGAAACTCATTTGTTGATGTGTTGCTTTTATAAAAGCCAGTTAAATCGGTGTTAAATTTGTTTTTTGTTGAAAACATACAGTCATACTATATGAAAAAAAAAATATTTTCAATAAAAATTTTTTTTATTTCGTATATTGTTTAAAAAATAAACAGTTTAGAACAAAAAAATGTGCAAAAATATGTACAATTTTTTATATATAAATTATTCAAAACAAAGTTTTTATATTTTATTTCTTGATTATTTTTTAAAAACATGATATGAAATAAGTATTAAGATGAAAAGATTGACCAAAAAACAAGTTCTAGACATTCATGAAAAGTGTCTTAATTTGGTCAAAAGAAAACCACCTGAGTTTTTTCAACTCAAAAAAATGAGAAGATATCAGGGTTCGTGTAATTGGACAGATATAGAGATCGATTATAGAACTGAACTTTTATCGACAGCTTATCACGAATGCGTACATTATCTTTTCCCTCATTTTTCAGAATCAATGGTTCTTTATACAGAAAAAAGAATTGTAAATGTATGTGATCCATTCGACATTTCATATTTTTTAAAAATACTTGCGAATAAACTTTACAAATCGGAATTTCAAAAGTATATATTAAAACACCGAAAAATTAAAAAAACAAAACACAAAACAACATGATATTCGAAGAACAAATCTCACGCAAACCTAACCTTTACCCTTGGACAGATGAATTTATTGAAGCTATGCACAATGGCTTTTGGACGGATAAAGAATTTTCATTTAAATCTGATGTTCAACAATTCAAGGTAAAATTAACAGATCAAGAAAAAGAAATTATAGTAAGAACCCTTTCTGCTATTGGACAAATCGAAATTGCAGTTAAAACGTTTTGGTCTAAGTTGGGAGAGAATCTACCACATCCATCTCTTGCCGATTTAGGTTTTGTTATGGCTAATGTGGAAGTAATTCACAATAATGCATACGAAAGATTGATTACTACACTAGGATTAGAAGATGTTTTTGAGAAAAATTTAAAACTCGACTGGATTCAAGGTCGTGTAAAATATCTCAAAAAATATACACACCGTTTTTATAAAGATAGTAAGAAACAATATCTTTATGCATTAATTTTATTCACATTGTTTGTCGAAAACGTTTCTTTGTTTTCACAATTTTATGTAATCAATTGGTTTGCTAGACATAAGAATGT